ATTTCAATCCAAAAATGTAGATTGGGCAGGTGGTTATCTTTATATAAGATAATCATCTTTTTAATCATTTTTCCGTACGTCACGCAAATGGACTTAAATCAATCCGCACCTATACCGCATTTGAGTTTTAACTCTTATGATGAACTAACCGAACTGTATCAAACAGTCGAGTATATTCCCGAACAAATAGAGGAGGATATTCCCATATATGGAGCATTAAACACAGAGCAGAAAGCACTTATAAACATCATAGGTAGATTAAAAAGAATACATGATAACTATATAAAGGAGAACATTTTTTAACATGAGTTGGAACTTAATACAATGGAGTGAACAAACTTCTAACATAATGGCAACTATGACATATAAGGAACTATTAGAGGAACTTAAGCAACTAAATGAAGAGCAACTTAATAAAAATGTTGCAATATATGATGAACATTTAGATGCAAAATGCTTGGCACATAATAAACTAATTTTCTTTGATAACAACCGCTTTCCCTATATCAAGATATGAAACCAGACTTTTTAAAAGGAGATTATTACCAGAGTAAAAACGATATAGGTTATATCGATTTTATTTCTAGCGATTATATAACGCTAGTTGTTAGAGAGTTCCCCAGAGACGAAAAAACATCTCATGGTGCAGTTAATGGACTTATTCAAGTGAAGGTTTTGATATTCCCAACAGAGTGGGCAAATATGACAAAGTTAGACAAACCAAACAGGCATTCCAGGAAGAGCAATAAAAACTCATTAACCTATGACGATTGGACATAATAAGACATGCGGAGACATAACCATTATATCATGAATAAGGATTTTACTCTTGTATGGGTAGCAGTTAAAGAACTGGTTTATTTTGAATGGGATTATGTAAGAAGTCGGGGATATTGGAGACTAGCGGAGAATAACGAAAATATGTAAATAAATCTTATAGTGTTCTTTATATCTTTAATAGTGTGGAGGAATCGGAGTCTTAGCACGCAACTTACCGATTGTCAACCCTTTCAGCATATCAACACATTTTTCAGAGAGAGTTGACAGAGTTGGGTTTTTATGGTACACTTAACACTGTAAGGGTTAATAAGAACAACTGTACTACACACACAGCACACCACAGAGAGAAACAGACAGGTGTGTGACAGTTGACAAAGTGGCACACAGTACACACACAGAGAGGTAAACACACAGTATAATAATAGTATAAACAAACAAAGGACATTTTAAAATGAACTTAACACCAGTATTCTCAAACGGAACAGAAGTAGAAACTTCAGAAGCAAGAATCTTTTTTAGTTACCGTACACCAGTTGCTGCTTATATCTTTGGAAGGGGTTTTGTTAGAACTGATGAATTTTTCAGTGTTACCACTTCACGTCACATCAACAAATGGTTAAAAGATGGACACACAGATTTACCAGAGTGTGAGACAGTACCACAGGCAGAAATCGAAGCACTTGCCTAGTTGACAAACTTCTCACACGGTGCTATAATAAGGGGGTAAACAACCCTCTTTTTTTATGATCTAGTTGCAGTCTCGCCAGTCTCAATCGCAGTTGCTGAGATCGCAGTCGTGGCGCGGGTTCTCGCGGGTCGGTGCGCCCTAAATATAAAAAAGCAAACTACCCTAACCTACAAAGGTACCCGAAAGCGACCTACATATTATTCGTATTATGATTTCCCTAGAAAATAAAAAAATTTCCCAGAAAAAAATGAGACCTCCTATCGATCAAGACCTAAGAACATGGGCACTTCAAACCCTTATCTGGAAGGAAGGTCACTTGGATAGTAAGATGTACGCAGTTGCTGATCTCTATATTGGTATAAACAATGCCAAAAATACAGAAGTACTATATACACTATGGAATGGATGGAAATCTAACCACCCCGACACTAAATATAAACTATAACATATGTCAAAAAGATTCACCACAAAACTCGACGACGATGATTTTGGTGATCTAGTACTTACAATCCCTTATGAAATATGTGAAGAACTTGGTTGGTATCGCGAAACTGAACTAGAATATGATATAATAGATGGAATGATTACTTTTAAAAAATTAGAAGATGAATGAAGACGAACTAGTAACTGCTCTTAATACTGTTAATGAGTGTTTAAGAGTTATAGGCGAAAGAATACAAGTATTAGAGGAATATGTCTCTGATATGCCTTTACATGTTCATGATAAGTTACTTTATAAACCGACTAAGCATGAAAACTACTTAAATATTAAGGAAAACTTCGATCACCTTTATGAAAGGTTAGAAAAACTCGAAAATGGGATGTAAAAGAAAAGATTACTTAGGTAATATTATTACCGATCCTTGTGATGATGCTGATGCATGTCTAAACTACGAACCTCTTCCTAGTGATAGGAGGATTACTTTAACATACAGAGAGTATCCTCAGGATATTATACGTCAAGTTGATGCAAATGTACCGAATCGTACTGGTCAAGCAATCATGTACGATAGTATTCGTGTGTGTTTAACTCAGGGTAATGCTGATTTTGGACAATCTGGGTTTGTTGTTCCTGCAAGTGGTGCTAATTGTGGTAAAGTAACTCGTTCTGCTGTATGTGATTCTGAATGTGATGATGGTGCTGTGATAATATACGACTATTTTCCTTCTCAACTATCATTTGATATACAAGCAAGTGATACTTGGTTCTCTTATTTGTATGATACGAGCAATAATGCAGGGATTGTCGGAACTCCTGCATTTCATTTAGAGGATGAGGAGAGGGAAGATGACAACGGTGATACGTTTAGCAATACTAACTGCTTCCCTTGCAGTAATTTTACCTGTACCCCCGCTTCCACAGGTTGTTCTTATACTGTTGAAAGTGATATTGATTACACTGGCGACCCCGATTGCCCACATCCAACCTTATTTGGTATTGGTACGAACAGTAATAAGATAGTATTTGAGTATGATACACTGTCTAGCACTATCCCTAACGGTGTTTTAGACCTTTCTGCGTCTTATGATGGGATAACATATAGCGATGCATGGAATGAAGGAGAGGGAATCGGTATCATTTACGACTCTACACAGAATACTTGGCAAGCAGGAGATGAGGCAGCAGGTACTTTTAACATCTATGAGTTGAACTCTGGGTCAAAACAGGGTCTAAAGTTGAATGTCAAGATCGAACCGATCATCGACGAGTCGGGATCCACAGTAGCATTCACTGGAACGAGGTGGCAAATACAGGAAATCATGAATCCTGGTACAAATTATGCTGTCGACGACGTATTTTCGCTTACCCACGCTCATACACACCCCGACAACACGACAACCACGTTCACTTTGAACATCAAAATCACAAGTGTAGGACCTGTCGCAGGTCAATCAGGCACAATTTCCGATGTTTTACGAAGAGGAGACACTCTAAATGGTCATCAAATCACTCAAGTAGTGCACGGACCGTCTATTGATAGTGATTATGATACTTCAAAGGGTCTTTTTCCTTATCATTTTGCTTATTTGGACGGAAATGGAAGTAATTTTACTAAAGATACACAATATACAAGCAACAGAGCACATCAAGTTACAGTAAGAGCAGGTAAAGGAATCGTTGATAGAGGATTTTTTGGTGGATTATACGAGTTTAGTGAAAAATCAGTTCAATATACTATAGGAACAGTTGATAGAAATGCTCCTGACATCTATAATACGCTAACTCAACCATCTACTACCGTAACGATAACTAATGGAAGAGTAACTAATGTAACTATTGATACAGATGGCGGAGGTTCTGGGTGGAATACACTTGGAAGAATACCAGAATTGAGTATTACTTCTCCAGTAGGTGCAACTGGAACACCTGCAGAGGTAGAAGGAACGTTTAGTAACGGAGTTTTGACGTCTGTTACAGTCATAAATGGCGGTAGCGGGTACTCTAGCACAAATCCGCCACAGGTTAGTGTCAGAAATATTCATAAAGTGCTCAATTCCGTAGCACCAAACGCTGCATTTAACGAAAACCGCGAGTCAAGGACTCTAGAAGTGCTCGATGCGTTCCCAAATATCGGAGATGCGTTCCCAACTTACACTGCAGAAGACCAAAAACGCGATAGAGACGCACTAATCGCAAATTCTCAGTATCCTCCTTCACAAAGAGCGTATGAAAACACTGCGGACAGCGTACAATTCAAAACAGACCCCAATAATAAGCGAATCCACAACCTTCCACAGTCGGCATTTAACTCTGAGGACTTAGAACCTTACAAAAATGCCATGATAAACAAAGAAAACTACTCAAAAATCACAGAATACGATTTTGGGACATCTAATGAGGCAAGAGAGTTCAAAAATATGCTAATTAAGTCGCAAAAAGACGCAAATGACAATATTAATGCATATATGAACAGAATTACACAAGATGAACCAAATATTGCTAGGTATGATGAGTCATATATTGAAACTGTACAAGGACCTTTCTCAGAGTTACCATATGCGTCTCAATATACTAAATACTTTTTAAGGCAGTTTCGTCCTGATCCTAGAATTGATACTAATATCACTGTGAATCTTAGTGTTAATGTAGCACAAGAAGGAACGAGTCATTTCAGTTGTTCACAACCTGCTGCATCAACTAGAAGCGGATCAACTTTTAGTTTTCTTGGTGGAGTACAAGGTCCAGGATGTCAGAATTGGTCAGCATCAGGAAATATGCTTATGTTGAATGATTTCACTCAATCAGCACAAACTTTGGCAAAAGCAACTGCTGCTTATGGTAATCCTTATCAAGTAACGTAATGGCAAGCGGACATCAAGCGTGTGCACTCTTTACAGGAACGTGTAGCGGACACGGAAGGGGTAATGGTGTGACTTGGCAACCTGGTCCAGGTGGCGGATTTGTTAGTCCTTGCCCACATGCACCATTACAAGAGACGATTGTTCATAAGAGAGTGCCATTTGTTAATAGTTTTGCAACATGGCCACCTCATCCTCAAAGACCTAGGAATCCTCAGTCAGGTGGAAACGATCCTTTTAACAGAACTGTAATAGTAAATGACTTAATACCTATTATTGATCAAGATGACTTAATAACTCATCCTACTCGAACGAGATTTACTACAATATCAATAGGATTCAAATGTTTGACTGTTAGATCAACTCCTGCATGGCATTGTACAACTGGTGTAGGTGGAAATGGTCGTGAACCCTCTGTTGGACATAATAGAAGATTGTTTGCAACATGTAAAACAGTTTTTATAGAAGGTAAAAGAGCAGGTAGATTTGCAGACCCGTTTGGAAATAATACTGTACCCTTTGATTGCCTTAGCGTTGTATCTGGATCAAGTCCTAACGTTTTTATCGGAAGTTGAATAAATAGATTTAGGATCGGAGTAACTATGGTCGTAAAAGTAGACAAAAGCGAAGAGTTTGTCAAAAGTGGCAAAATCTTGATAAGTGAGTATCCTACCAAAAAGGAAAAGGATGTAAAACCACTTAGCAAATGGCGTTAAAAGACATTGATGGTTCAGATTTCAAGCGTTCTCGTAGATTCGAGGATGTAAATATCTCATTGCCTAGAAATCCATTTACAAAAGACATATATGGTGTTTCAAATGAGAATGCAATCAAACAATCCATCAAAAATCTTGTTTTAACCGTTCCAGGCGAGAAACCTTTTCAACCTTTAATAGGTTCTAGAGTAAATGAGTTACTTTTTGAACCACTAGACCCATTTATTGCTGATTCTATCAAGGATGAGATAATAAATACCATCAAACAGCATGAACCAAGAGTAGACCTGACTGAAGTGACTGTTTTGCCTGTCTATGAGCGAAACCAAATTAATGTATCTGTTGAATATAGGATTGTCGGATTACCCATAGTTGAGAATATCACATTTGTCTTACAGAGACCTGAGTAATGCAACCAAACAACTTAACAGCACTAGACTTTGAAGATGTCAAAGCAAGTATCAAAGCATATCTAAGAACTCGAAGCGAGTTTACTGATTATGACTTTGATGGATCAGCATTGTCATATATGATCGACATGTTGGCCTATAATACTTACTATACAGCATTCAATGCTAATATGTCGTTGAACGAGGCATTCCTACCGTCTTCTACTGTTAGAGATAACGTTATTAATATTGCAAAGTTAATGAACTACACTCCTAAGAGTGTAACTGCAGCGAGAGCATCATTAAAAATCGATATACAGACAACTCAAGCAAATGGAGTGTATCCTAGCACTGTTACTATAAGAAAAGGTCCAGTTGCGACAGGTGGTAACTATGTTTGGAACATTTTAAGAGACACTACTGTAGAAGTTAGTCCAACAACAGGTATTGGAACTTTCCCAGACCTTTGTGTGTATGAAGGATCACTTGTTACCTTTTCGTACATTGTAAATACATTCGCAAATCAGACATATACCATTCCTTCCGCAGAAGCAGACATCAATACACTTAATGTTAGTGTAAGAGCAAACGAAACAGCAACAGCAGCAGATATCTACAATAGAGTTGACACTGTAACTAACCTAGCATCGACTACAAGGGCATTCTTCCTTTCAGAAGGTGAAGATATGCGTTTTAACGTTAGATTTGGTGATGACAGTGTTGGAAGAGCATTGAAAGACGGAGAAGTCGTAGTTTTAGAATATTTGGTAACTTCTGGTGCTGCAGCAAACGAAGTAAAGTCATTTAACTTCATTGGAACAATAATTGACTCATTAGGACAATCATATACAGCATCAGCAACCACATTAACAGTAAATCACCGTGCACAACTTGGTAGTGCTGCAGAAAGTATAGAATCAATCAAATATAACGCACCAAGATTTTATTCTTCACAATATAGAGCAGTTACTGCTCAAGACTATGCTTTGATCACTCAAAGGATCTATAGCAATGCAGATTCTGTTGTTGCTTATGGTGGAGACAGTTTAAACCCTCCAGTTTACGGTAAAGTGTATATTGCAATCAAAACAAAGACTGGATCTCTTCTAAATGACGCTACAAAGAAAGAAATATCAGCAGACCTTAGGAAATACTCCATGGCGTCGATTGACCCTGTTGTAGTCGATCCTGATAACGTCTACATCTACACAAAAGTGTTTGCACTATACGATACTGGTGCAGGATCTTCATCATCTCAAATTAAAACCAATATTCAGAATGCAATATCACAATGGGCGAGTCAAACACAAATAAACAACTTTAACTCAACATTTAGAGGTCAAGCATACGAAAAAGCAATCACACTAGCAGATAATGCTATTTCTGACGTTTCTGTTCAAACAACTATTCTAAAATACATCAATCCTAACAGTAATCAAACCAATACCTATTGTATTAGTACTGGAGGAGAGTTATACAACTCTGCACCTAGTCAGGACGGTAATGAAGCATCTGGTTGTACAAAAGAACCAGTTATCTTATCTGGTACGTTTAGAACTGCAGATAGACCTGGTGTAGATCAACAATTTGAGGATGATGGTTATGGAAACTTAAAAACTTTCTATAATACAGGTAATAAGAAGGTATATACTAATAGTACAGCAGGTACAGTAAACTACATGACAGGTGAAGTCTGTTTCGGACCTATTAACATTATTAGTACAGGAACAAGCGTTCCATCATCAGCAGCAGTTAGTATTGTTGATAGTGTAACTGGTGCAGGAAGTGTTATTGATCCAACTCTTCTTCCAGGTGCAACAAATGCTTCTGATTTACAGATTCCAGTTATAATGATTCCTGCTAACAGTGGTACCATTCCTGCCTCAACACCAGGAACAATTATTAATATTATAAGTCCTGAGGTAACAGTATCACCGATTGGTACTACGCCACCTCCAACAATCCCTCTAAATAGTTTGACACCAACGACATTCGATAGTACACCGTCCGTAGTGGAAGTTGCACCGATTGATAATAGTGGTGGTCTAAACACATCAGTCTGCTTCTCGTAACTGTAAATGAACATTAATAAGGTTTCTCAGTCGATTGTTTCACAATCACCCGATTTTATTGGGTCAGAATACCCCCTGTTCAATAAATTTATTGAATACTATTATAAGTCGCAAGAAAAAACTGGTTTAGGACAAAATATACTTAATAACTTCCTTCAGTATCTTGATATTGATAAACTTGATATTGGAATACTTGATGGACAAACAACAGTTGTGGAATCTGTCTCCGCAACAGACGATAAGATTGTAGTAGAGAGCGTAGGTCCTTTCTTAGAAAAGAATGGATCTATTCTCATAGGCGATGAAGTTATATTTTACGAAGACATTGATGCAGCACCATCTATATCTCTTACTCCAGGTATATCATATGAGCAGGTAAAACTAAAATGGACAACACTTGCTAACTTTATAAACGATTTTGATGGAGTTAAAACACAGTTCCCGCTTACTTCTCAAGATAGTCCCGTAGCACCTCCAAGTGCTCAACACCTGATTGTATCATTATACGGAAAAATATTAATACCTAATACAGATTATACGGTATCTGGTAACAAGATTGTATTTACTACCGCGCCAAGAACTAAGTTACCTGCAGACGGTGCGGAAACAACGTACGTTTATTTCCTTAGTGGTTTCATTGAGAGTACAATTTACGCATTAGATAACTTATCTGGCGCATTTGGTGATGGGAAGAAACAGTTTACCATAACTCGTAACGGAGTATCATATGAACCGCAGAATGAAGAATATTTAAACGTAATCTATGATAATAGACTGCTAGTACCTAAAGTAGACTATTTCATAGACAAGAATCAGTTTATATTTAAAACAGCACCTCTAAATGGGCGTTTCTTATCAATACACTCTATAGAAGCACCAATACCTTCATTTGGTAATGGTGCGATTGGATTTGCTCGTGTGAGTGATACAGGAACTCTTACAAGTATATCATCTAGTGCTATTGGTTCTGGATATCGTTTTGAGTATCCTCCACAGGTCGCTATTAACACAGAGGTAGGTTCTGGTGCTGCTGCTACCGCACTTGTCAACGGTTTGAAGTCAATCACTCTACTAACAGGAGGAAAGGGTTACAGTACATCTAACCCTCCTATCGTACAAGTACAAGCACCAACTAAATCAGGATCTACTCAAGCAACGATTAGCGCGACTGTTGCTAATGGTGCAGTTACGGAACTCACTATTACCAACTCTGGTTCTGGATATACATTTACACCTAGAATTACTTTTATTCAACCAGGCGGAGCAAAACTAGGTGCTCCTGTAATCACTAATGGTCAAGTTACTTCTATACCTGTTACTGATGGTGGTTTTGGATATACTACCGCACCTACAGTGTATATTGATGAACCAACAGGTACAAATCCAATCAGAGCAGCATTACAAGCAAATTTATCTACGGAAGGTAAAGTTACTAGTATTACCGTATTGAATGCGGGACAAGGATATCATGATGGTGCTCATCAAGGACATGGTGGTGGTGCTGCACCTAGAGTTGCTATAGTTGATCCTGTAGGTGCACAGGTCTTAGAAACAGTTGTTGACGGAGATGGGCGTGTTATAAGAGTTGATTTACTTAATGGTGGTAGTGGATTTGATGATGTTCCTTCAGTATACATTGTAGACAATAGAACCAACGGTGGAACTGGTGCTGCTGCTGTTGCTTCTATTTTCAATGGTCAAATAACTGATATTAACGTAAGTGCATTTGGTAGCGGATACTCTGCTGCTAATCCTCCTGAGATTGTAATACAATCTCCACCTCAAGCAAAAGCATCTGCTGAAATCGGTCTTAATGAAGTTACTGGTTTTGCTGTTACTGAAAATGGATCAGGATACAGGAAAGCAGCATTTACTGGATGTGCTAGAGCAGCATCTGGTATTACATCATACACGGAAGATGGAAACGCAGTATTTACAAAAGATACTACTGCTGCAGCAGCATCAATAGGTACTACTGTAAAATGTCTTGACGCATTGTTTGTAAAACGACTATTAGACAAATATACAGAACAATTCTTACCTGATGTTCCAGAACTCGACTATTCTAAGATTGATGTAAGAACATCTATTAAAACTGTAAAAGATTTTTATTCATCTAAGGGTACATCTTTCAGTATCGCATATTTGTTTAAACTATTATATGGTGAGAGTGTCTCAGTTACATATCCAAAAGATCAAATCATCAAACCATCTGCTGCAACTTGGTCTATTGATACTATTCTTAGAGCAACTAAAGTTTCTGGAGATGCTGTTAATATAAGAGATGGATTGATTACACAGGACGCAGATATTGCTGATCCTAATGTTCAAGCAGCAAGTGCGTTAGTTGAAAACTATATTTCAATCAAAACATCAGATGTAGAGATATTTGAACTTGTTTTATCGGAAGAGACTATTACTGGCACGTTTACCGTACCTTATAAGACAAAACTTGCTGAACCTCTCAATACAACCGACTCAATCATTACGGTTGACTCTACTGTAGGATGGCCAGAAAGAAACGGTGAGTTTGTTATAGGTTCGGGTTCTAGGACAGAACTTGTGCAATATAAGGAAAAATCACTCAACCAGTTTATTGAATGTACACGTTCAGCAAATGGTGTTGTAGAAGATTGGGATTCTGCTACTCAGGTATCATCTAACTTTACTGTATTCATCAATAAAGGAACACTACAAGAAGTAGTGATGAACATAGTAGGTATAGTTGATGCACAGCAAACAACACTAACTGATACTGGTTCTTACTACCTACCAGGTGACAAACTAACAGTTTCTAAATTAGGTGGTAGTAGTCTTGATCCTCATTTGACTACATGGTTATACAACGTTAAAAAATTAATATCAGTTACAGAAATAACATTTGGTGGTGTTAATAATCAGTTCGCTACAGTAACTTGTGCAAATAATCATGGATTACTTGTTGGAGATCAGGTTACAATCTATGGTGCTAACCCAATCATCTATAATGGTACATTCTTAGTTACATCTAGAGATACAAATACCATATTCCAATATCAACTACCTCAACCTGCAACTGTAACTCCTCAGGGTAATATTCTTGTATCTGTTGACTTAAACAAAGGTAAGTCTGATAGCACTGCAGTATTCAATGCAATCGGACCATATACAACTAACGTACAAAACTCATTCTTCAATACACAGTATGCATATCTAGCATCCACTGGTATACCTAACTATAAGATTGGTCCGTTTCCTGGTTCTGCTCTTTTACCAGGTAACCAACGTAAGTTAAATCGTTTCCCTATAGTTTCTACAACTATATCAACTAAAAACTCTATAAATCCTGGACCTATTGGTACATGGGTAAATGGTGTATCAATCTGGTCATATAAGTCAACTAAAAAGAAAACATTTGGTGCTGTTACCAGTGTTAGTATAGCAAATGCAGGATCCGACTATGATGCTGCATCTCCTCCTGTTTTGACTATCGCAGGTGGTGGAGGAACAGGTGCGACTGCTAGTGTTACTGTTAATGGTTCTGTTAGTGAAATTACAGTCACTAATGGTGGTTCTGGTTTTATTGCATCTCCTCTAGTATCAATCGTTGGCGGTGGAGGTTCTGGTGCTGCTGCAACTGCTATTATAACAAAAGGTGTTGTATCTAGAATTCTTATTAACTCTGGTGGTACTGGATATACTTCACAACCATCTATCACTATTGTTGGTGGCGGTGGTACTGGTGCACAAGCAACTGCATCTGTTCGTGGTCCTATTCAAGCAGTCACCGTGGGATCAGGAGGACAATCTTACACATCCACACCTAGTGTTACACTTAGTTCGGGTAGTGGTGCTGTTGCACAGGCTATAGTCAACAACGGTAGAATCATATCTATTGCGATTATATCGGCTGGTTCTGGATATACAACTGCACCTGAGATTACCATACAAGGTGAAGGTTTTGGTGCGGTTGCTAGAGCAACTATAGACACTGATGGAGAAAACGCAGGTAGAGTTACTAGTATTACTATTGTAAACAGAGGTATTAGTTATGTACAGGGAACTACTCTAATCAATTTAAACTCAGTTGGTCAAGATGCTTCATTTACTGCTAATGTATTCCAATGGACTTATAACTTACAAAAATCAACAACATTTGATGGTGCTAAAGGTTCTGTATTTGAAGGATATAATAATCAGTATGGTGGTGAATATGCACACTTGAGTAATCCTCAAACACTTAGATATATTCTTGGTGATAACTTATTTGAAAATACAGCAGGTTTAATAAAAGAAAAAGAAGATGGATTACAACACTCTCCTATTGTAGGTTGGGCATTTGATGGTAACCCAATATACGGTCCTTATGCGTATTCAGATCCTACTGATCAATCATCTTCTATAGCAAAACTCAATACATCATATAGACTTAGAACTAATCTAGTATACGATGTAGATTCTAATCCAAATCCTGTTAGAGTAGCAGGACCTTTACTAACTGAAGAGGTAGCAGGTAACTTTGTAGAAGACTATGAATATGTTTTTGGTCTAGGTGCACTTGATCAATATAATGGTAGATTTTGTAAAACACCTGAGTATCCTGATGGTAGATATTGTTACTTTGTTACTATAGATTCTACAGAAGATGGTAATCCACTATTTCCTTATGTATTAGGACCTGACTTCAATTCTGTTGTAGATACTTGGAACTTGAGTGCAGATGCCATTCAGCAAAATATTCCTACTGGTGTTGTTAGATATCGTGATCCCTATGAGAATGTTGATATTGACGTTGAGAGGGCACCAAATGCCTCTACAAACGCTATAACTCTAGAAAATGGTGATGTACTACTATTTGAAGTAGAAGATGAAGATAGAAGTGGTGTTATTGAACAAGCAGAGATTGATGACCCAGATCAAGTTTTTGAAGAGTCTCCATTACAGTTATTTGATTACTTCCCAACTGTTAAGTTAGATTCTAAGGTTGATATTGAAGTTGAGACTACAACTAAGTTTGAGGATGCTTCTGTAACTGGATTTACGGTTGAAAATCCAGGTGTAAACTATCAGGTCAATGATAGATTGATATTTGATAATACTGATACTGATGGTAGTGGTGTTTCTGCTCGTGTTTCTAGAATTGCAGGTGAGACAGTAGAAGCATATGGTTTTGAGAATATAAGTGGTAATAACTTTGGTAAACTTACCACAGTCAATCCTCACAACCTACAACCAGGTGACAGCGTATTTGTTGACTATACTCCTGTCATGGCAAACACTAATAAAACATATGTTGTCAGGCAGTTCAAAGGTATTGAAGAGATAGTAATAAATCAGACTGGATCTGGATATAATACAGATATTCCTCCAACTATTATCATTGATGGTAATGGTACTGGTGGTGAGTTGGAAGCAGTTGTAACATCAGTTGGATCTATTGAAAACGTTAATATTATAAACTCAGGTTGGGGATATACAAGTAATCCTAGAGTTATCCTTTCACACCCACAGGTATTCAAAAAAGCAGATTACTATATTGCTAAGTTCAGTAATGCACAGTATGTAAAAGTAAATGATGTTTATGTAAACTCTGATAAAGAAGTTTATCTCTGTGGAAAAACTAAAGATTCATCAGGTAATGCTGTTGCATTCCTAACAAAACTATCTGCGTCTGGTGTTAAGGAATGGGATAAAACTTTAGAACTAGTATCTGGTCAAGAAGAGTCTGAGTTTATCAGATTATTTGTTGACGGTCATGATATATGGGTCGTTGGTGAAAATAAACCAAATAGTTCTATTCTTTCACAATATAATCCAGACATTGTGCTTGCTAAGTATGTTGAGGCATCAAATGGTCTAAGTGCTACTTTATCCTTCCAAAAAGGATATGCAGGTATATCTGGTTCAACTCGTGCTGATCATATTACATGTATTAAGAAATATTCTGATACTAGATTTATTATTGGTGGTTTTACCAATACTAACTCAGGAGCACCTTATGATGCTTTTATTGCTTCTATTGACACTAATGGTAACTTTGCAATCAAGAGAAAACTTGCTTCTCCGAATAAATCTGAAAAAGTTACTGATCTTCTAATCAATGGAAATGATGTATATGCTTCTTTAGAAGTTGCAGCAAATAATTCTACTACCGATATTGATGTTGCAGTTGCTAAGATTACTTTTGGTACAACTGCTATTACTGTAGACTGGATTAACCAGTATGCAAATAGTCTATACTCTATGTTAAACTCAAGTATTTCGATTGATGAGTTTAATGAGATTTATATTACTTGTGGTCTAAGATCTAAAGCAGATAACACAACTAGAGATAGTTGGTGGATTGGTAAGATAGACACTACAGGTGCTCTTATTTGGAACTACAGATATGTCGCTCCAGGTAGAGAACTCACTATGGCAGCAACATCTGCTATTGACATTTTTGGTGATTTAAACGTAGCATTTACAAGAATAGACAATACAAACACATTAACAACTATTGATACAGTTAAGATTGGTTATGATGGTAAAATTAAAAATCATACAACAAATCAATCTACTGCAAATAAGATTGAAGGACTTACTGTTCATTCTATAGATGTTGATAACTCTGGTGATGTTCATGCTGTAGGTCAGACTCAGTGGAACAGAAATGAGTTCTTGTTCCCATTTACTGCAGGTTCAACTGCTGATACTACTACCGCATATACATTAACATCTACATCAACTAGTAACTCTATTACATATGCAGATAACGTTGCTAAGATCAATGGATATCAAACAGGACAAACATCTTGGACACAAGCAAATCTTCAGATTACTTCTGCTCAACTAGGTACTAAACTTGATAGTGATTTCACTATCGAGATGATGATATACAAAGATTCTACTGTAACTTCTGTATCACCTACACAACAAACATTGATTGCTATTGGTGATGCTGAGGTAGCAACTGGTGGTCTTTGGTTATACTACGATATATCAGGAGGTAAACTAGAACTTGCCATAACAAATAGTTCTACTAAACTTAACTCCGCATCTGGAGCAGCACAATCTGCATTAAGTAACATGTATGCTGATAATACATGGCAGTGGATTGGATTAAAGAAAGAAGGAAATGTATATACTGTTTTTGTTAATGGTATACAAGTTATACAGAGCACTATTGCAGGTACAAGTTTAGGTAGTAAAGATCTTTACATCGGACAGATTCCTGGTAGAAATGGTACAATAGGAAACTTTAGAGCAAATGAACAGGGACAGTTCTTTGTTGATAATCTAAGATTAAGAAATAGAGCAGTTACACCAACTGTACCAAGTGATGTTAGTGCATTACCTACAGTAGGTGCATTTGGATTTGCATATAGTTGGACTGATACAGCATGGTTTACTACTAATAATAATCGTTATGATCTTATTGATTTTGAAGGATTTGCACTAAAATCTGACAAAAATGCAGATGCATCAAGACTCGGTGCTATTACCACAGGAACTAATACTAGTATAGGATTTACTAGAACTGCAGTTAGTCCTGTAACTGGTAGTGCACTCACAATACAAAATACTGGTTATACATTATCTGAAGCAGGATTCCAATCATTAGACTTTGACGATGCTGCAATAAGCATGAGCGAAGGTACACAGACACTTACATACACACAGGATATATGGAGTTCTAGAACTGCTACAGTTCCTTCACCTGGATCACAAAAACTTAGTGTATCTGCTGTTGTTAAAGACAGATACTTCTTTAAGGTAACACCAACCATCAAGATTGATAATGTACAGAAGTTAACTATAAATCAGTCATTCCAGTTTAGTATTGGTACAAAACTACGCCTTAATAATGCAGCAGGTACATTTGTAAATAGCGGTTACATTGTTAGAAGAGATCTTGAGAATAATCAGGTATATCTTGCTGTAAACAATAACTCATGGACTGATGACTTAAATACTGGTCAACTTGTTACTGAACAGTTTAGTGAACAGTCAACTTATGGTATTGTAGGACCTATACCTAATGATATCAATGTCATAGAGGGATATACTTTTGCAACAATCAATAATACAACACCTGGAACTTTTAATATAGATCTTAATGATTTTAACCTTGATGGCACCACATCAACTGGTTCTGGTAACTTAGATAGTTTTGCCAAGTTTAAAGTATTTGCAACTGCAGATTACTCTGTAAGAATTGATGAAGTTTCTGGATCATCAGCATATATTGTTGGATCTGTTGTACAACTAACATCAAGTGATATATCATTCAATGCTGCATATAGCACAGTACAGATAACAAACCTTACTGGCGTACTCAAGATTACATTAGTTGCAAATCTTGACAAAATTTTACAAGTCACTGCAGTAGCGAACAGTGATGAAGTGTATGTAATCACTAACACAAGTCATTATCTCTCAAGAGGAGATATGCTTTACATTGATGGTAACCCTAGCCAGACTGTAGGCAGTGTTGTGTATGATGAATATGATGGTGCATTCCCTGTAGATAGAGTAATCAGTCCGTTAGAGTTCGTATACAAATTAAAACAGAGTGCGGTAACAAGTCCTGCTACATCAGCATCTGCTGTCAGTGTATTTGTTAAATCACCTGTTTTAAAGATGTTCTATGGACATCAATACATCTTTGACCTTAGTCATTCATCTCTTGTTGGTGGTAACTTATCATTTGCAAAAGATAGTCTATACAAACTTGAATACTCATTTAACTCTATTGACAGAGTTGGAATACCAGGTTTAACAGGAGAAGGACAACCAACTCCATCTGTAACACTTAAAGTTGATGAAAGTATTGTTACTAATATTTCTTATTACTTTGATCCTTCTAGAACTGGATCAGATTCACCTGTTGTTGCAGGAAGTTACTTAGACGTTGTTGATTCTCCATATAAAGGAAACTTTGAAATTAGTTCTATTGCAGGTGCTACTATCACTCGTGGTGCTGATATTATTAAGTATCCTCTACTCAATGAACCAGAAGGTGATGCAGATATTAACCAAACAACTTACGCAACTTCTTCACTAAAAGCAGTTGGATCAATCAGTGATGTTCGTATTGTAAATCCAGGTGGTTTCTATACTAGGTTACCTGTTGTAACTAATATTCAATCTACAAGACAAATTGAAAGAGTACAGATTAATAATCCTGGAACTGAATATGCAGTTGGAACCTATCAGAGTGTTCCTATTGGTGGTGATGGAGAAGGTGGATTTGTAGAAATTATAGTTGCCGATGGAACTGATGATGCAGGTGTAACTATTCCAGGTCAAATAAACACAGTTACAGTTACATCTCCAGGTAAAAATTATACTACAGCAACCATAGACATTGAAGCAATCAGTGGTATATTGGGATCTGGTTTGACTGGATCAGGTGCTGAGTTGGTAGTTGTTATACCTCCATTTGGCACAGGTGCATCTATCTTTACTAAAGGTGACAGTGTTGGTAAGATCAAGAAACTTAAGAATAATAACTTTGGTTATGACTATCCTCATGATTACACATTACGTCCTGAGATTACATTCCCAATCAATGCTCAGTTAACATCTACAAGTATACTTGATAGCATTACAGTTACAGATCCAGGTACTGGATATTCACAAGCACCTGCTGTTGTTATTTCTGGAGGTGGTGGTAGTGGTGCTATTGCAGAGGCAACTATTAAGAATGGTAGATTAGATACCATCATTGTTAAAGATCCAGGTGCAGGTTATTCATCAACTCCTGCAGTCAACTTAAGATCATCATTCAACTATGTTGTTAACCTTGATTTAGGATTACTACAGTTTGCTTTCCCACATGGTATCGCAAATGGATCTGAAATAACATTGAATGTTGTTGATACTGGTGAAGGAACTGATTATCCATTATCCGCAGGTGCTGTTGGTAGATTGAATGGAAGCACCACTTATTATGCTATTACTGGTGCTGCAAACTCTCTAGAAAGTGATCAGTTAAAGATTGCTATTACTGCTGCTAACGCAAACTTAGGTGATGCACTATCATTTGTTAACGCAGGTACAGGTCGTCAACAAGTATTAACTGAATCATTTGGTGGTGCTGCCACAGCAAACGTTATTACATCTACATTCCTAGAGGGTGAACTTGTATATCAAGGTGATTCACTTGATACTTCCACTGCACAAGGTTATGTTTCAACTAATGCAGGTTGGCAGATAGGACCTAGAGTTCTTAAGATTGTAGATTACACTGGTGTATTTACACAAGGATCAAGAATCACTGGTGTGATTTCTAAGTCTTCTGGTATCATGTCTGATATTAAAGTTGCTACTGGTGTTCTAGAGATTGGTTCTATTACTAAAACTACTGGTCAATTTATTGATGATGTTGGTAAACCATCTGAGATTATTCAAAAGATACAAGATAGTTACTATTATCAAGACTTCTCATACGCTGTTAAATCTGCTGTTTCTATTGGTGAATGGAAAGAGATTCTAATCAAGAATGTTCATCCTGCATCATTTAAAGTATTTGGTGAGTTAGACCTAAATGATTATGGTTTCATTCCTAATAAAGAAACCGCATTCCAGTTAACTAAATCTGTTGAACTTGCTAGAGATGCGATTGTTCCTAATATCCAAAACTTTGCTCTTGTTGAACCTGTTTATTCTGAGTTTAATAATACTGAAGTTCTATTCCGTCAAAAACGTCTTACTTCTTCTGAGAACATTCTAACTTCTGTTGTACAGAGATTAGATGATATATCAACTCAGTTTGATGGTGAGAAAATATCATTCCCTCTAACTGTTGATGGTAACAACGTTGTTGCTAATGCTAACCAGTTAATGATTGTTCTTAATGGTGTTGTACAAACTCCAGGAACTGCATTTGAACTTCAAGGTGATTCTATTGTATTCAGTGAACCACCACAACCTCCTGCAAGTATTAAGTATGTAAACGTTACTATATCTCAAGTTGCAACTAGAAGAATCAAGTTTGATAATATTAGTGGTATCTTCCCAAGCATAGGTATGGCACTAGTTGGTACAAGTTCTGGTTCAAGATTAACTGTAACATCTGTAGTCGGTAATGATATTTTCGGATTCATGTCACAAGGAACTCTGTTTATTGCAGGTGAACTAGCGACTGTAGGTGCAACTGGATTTGCTGCTAATATTGCTTCTCAAGCATCAGGTGGATTAAATGATGAGACATCTGGTCAATATTCAATACCTAATATTGGATTATTTGTATTTGGTGAAAATGTTTCTAACTTAACTGGTGACACTGCTAAAGTTGAACAAATAAACTTAGATGGTGCTACAACACCTCTTGCACAGTTACGTTATACTATTGGTGCTTCAACTACAACCATTGAGATGGTTAAGTACAAGACTGACAACTCAACTGCTGATGAACCAGTTGATGCAGGTACATTCGTCGCAACTAAAAATTATCAAGTAGAATCAGAAATATTCTTAGTTAATAGTGTTGTACAAAATAATGATTCAACAACTCTATCTGTAACTAGAGCACAGAATGGTACAGCAGCAGTATCACATCAAGAAGATAATCCAATATACAGCACTGACATCGTAGTTACAGATAAACTAACATTAAGTAAAACTGCAGGTACATATCAGTCTACACCTGGATTATTTGATATTCAGTTAAATGATTATATTGTTGGTGCACAATCTGGTGTAGTTGCTTTAGTAACACAGACATCTGCTTATCAAGATCCTACAACTCAAGAGTTTATTGGACAGGTTAATATATCTGAAGGTTCATCATTCTTTGGATTACTATTCAACAGAATCACATCTCAGACATATCCAAACGTTGTTCTTGATAACATTTCACAATCACAGATTGGTATAGTAAACTTTACTGATAACAATACCGCATTTGATAGTAGTTTCCCTGCTAATGAACAGGTTAATAACTATGTGATTCCTTATGATAATTTAACTGGTACATTCCAAGAGAATGAATATATCCGTAACTATAGAGTTGATTATGGTAATAATAATGGTGACTTTACTGCTACAGAAGGTGCGAGAATTAGAAAACTAACAATCACTGACAGAATAGGTGATGGTATATTCCAAACTGGTCAAGTTATAAGATCTAGAGATAGTAAAGCAGAAGTTGTTGGTTATAACCAAGCAAGAAATACAATCTATCTTGGTAAGATTGGTAGATCACAACGTGGTGGATTAGACTTTAACCCTCCAACATGGTATGGTGAAGCACAGATTGATACATCAACTAAGAAGTTTGGTCAAGGATCATTATTATTAGGTAGAGCAAATCATACTCATACATTTGTAAGTGGTGTTGCTAACGCAATCCAAGCAGGTAACGGTGCTACATCTACTCATACTGCACAGGCAGGAACATCATATGATCCTGAGGCAGGAACATTAGTTATCAATATCGGAACTCATAGTTTGACAACAAGCAATACTGTGACTATTGCTGATGGAGGTTTGACATTTACATGTACTGCTGATAGTAATACAACAAATCATCCATATCCAAGATCTACTGACCCTGCATCTGGTACAGCATTATCAATATCTGCAGTGACCTCAGATACTATTACAGTCAGTGTTGGTGTTGCACAAGTTACACTAGATTACTTAAATGTAGATTCATCCAGTGACTTTGCATGGGGAACTGCTGCATTTACTATAGAACTTTATGTTAAGGCAGCAGCAGCATCTATATCTGGTGTAGCAACTTTACTTGACTTTAGAACAACAGCAAATGATGTAGCAGGTCGTTTATATACAAATGGTGGTCAAGTTCGTTATAACGTTAATAACTCTGATCTAGTAACATCTGGTGCTACTGTTCTTGCTACAGATACATGGACACATGTCGTTGTACAGAAAACTTCTACTACTGTTAAAATATTCCTAGATGGTGTTGAGAGAGGAACTGGTACAGATAGTCAAAACTATGCTGCCAAACCACTAAGAGTTGGTGCAGATTATGCAGGAGCAAATGCATTCTTCGGACATATTGATGAACTAAGATTGAGTGCAGAAAGTCGTTATTCTACAATACCATTCACTCCTCAGAATGGAATGTTCCAAGGTGATGCTAATACAAAATTATTATGGCATTTTGATGGTGCTGATAAACAGGTATTCCTAGAAGACTGGTCTGGTGCACCTGACTTTACTATCGATGAATATGTTAATAATGATGCTATCCGTGCAACTGCTAGATTGATTGGTGGTGTACATACATTTGTTTCTGCAACAACTAATGCAATCACTGTATCTGGTTCAAATAACTATACACCAACTGCTGCTGATTACGATGCAACAAATGGTCTATTAGAACTTACAATCGGATCTCATAGTCATACAACATCTGATACTGTTACGATTGCTGCTAACTCATTAACATTTACATGTACAAAAGATAATAATGCAACAAACCATACTTATCCAAGAGTAACAGATCCTTCTTATGGTAAAACCCTTGCTATCACTGCTGTTACAGGAGATACAATCACAGTTAATGTAGGTGTTGCAAGTAGAGGATTTAATCAGAAAACACACAGATATATTAACGCTGCAGATAATATAATATTAAACTACGATTACATTGCTAGAGAGGCAGTGTATATCATGAAGGAACGTTATCCATTCTTTACTGTTATTGGTGGAGCAGTTAACTGTGAAGATGATGTAAGAGATATTCTTAAGGCAATGGTTGAAGATCTTAGAAATGGATCTAACAGTCATAGTTGGGATGCTGCTGCATTATATGTCAATAGAACTACTAATCCTATCACATTGTTACATGTATCAGATGATTTGAAAGAATCACTATACACATATGATATAGTAGAGAAGTTAGTAAGATTTGTTATTAATAATGAACCATGGTCTACATTAGGTGATCATGGATTGACTCAGAAGTTTGATACTACTATTACTGAATCAAACTATCTTACACAGTCTGTAACTCAGTTTACTCCATCAACTGCAACTTACAATCCTGCTACTGGTGACATGGTTGTTACTAGCACTGGACATGGATTAACAAGTGATACAAATCTCACTGCATCTAATGCAACTTATAATGCTGCTACTGGTATTTTAAATATTACCTCTAACAGTCATAATCTTGCAACTGGTGATAAGATTCAACTCGCTGATAACTCATTGACATTTACATGTTCAATGGACAGCAATGCTACAAACCATACCTATCCAAGAGCAAAAGATCCTGCTGCTCAAGGTTGGCAAGAAGTTACAAGAGTTGATGCTAATAACTTTACTATTGATGTTGGTAAGTCACCAATAGTAAACTATCAACCAACAACAGGAACAACTTATGATCCTGCTACTGGACTTCTTAAGATGTTCATTGGTGATCATAACTTAGCAGTTGGCACAAACATTAAGTTGACTGCTAATTCCTTAACATTTACTTGTGATTATAATGGTGATGGTCAGACAACTCAGAAGACATATCCAAGAGCAAGTGGTGAAGATGGAACTGCAGGTGGAGCAAGTAATAATACTGGAACTCCTGACGCTGCATACAATACAGCATTAGCAATACTTGCTGATGGTGTATCATCTACTGCTACAGGTGCATCTTATAATCCTGCTGATGGCGTTTTAGTTATTACTCAAAACTCTCATGGATTTGTTGTAGGTGACAAGATCAGGATTGCTGATAACTCACTATCCTTTACTTGTACTAAAGATGGCAACCATGAAACTAAATCATATCCTCGTTCAACAGATCCTTTCTCTGGCAGATGGTTAAGGATTACAGCGAAGACAGACAATACATTCACAGTTAATGTTGGTCCTTCTTCTGCTGCTGATCAATATGTTCATACATTCGTATCTGCTTCAGCAAACGGTATTATCAAGCGAGATAATTCTATCACTGTCAATGTCGGCACCTCTTCGGACACTTCGACACACACATTCGTTTCTGCAACTTCAAATGCAATAATAACAGGAGGTAACTACACACATGCATTCGTTTCTGCTACCACTAATGGCATCACTGTCTCTGGTGATTCTGTATTCCTTGCGGATGGTGCTGTCTCATTCACTTGCTCCAAGGATGGTAATCAAAAGATTACAGCATATCCAAGAAAATCTGACCCTGCGTCTAAACAAGTTCTTAAAATCTCTGCCCATACGAACGACACGTTCACGATCAACGTCGGCAAGTCTTCTGCTGATGACCAGTACTCTCACACATTCTCTAGTGCGGTAACTAATGGTATAACAAAATCTGAATACTCAACACAAGATTGTCAAGATGTACAATCAACAGTAGCAAACCTATTTGATATCATTACTGATACATTGACATTTGCATCACAATCACCTGCTGTAGATCATCTTGCAACTGTAACTAAATCAGAACCTGCATATGAGTTTGTTGGTGCAACAATAAATGCGTTCTCTGAAGTTCCATTAACAGTTGATTATCATAATGGCACAAATGATGTCATATACACAAATCAAATAGATACTGATGCTCGTGGTAGATTCCGTGATGCTGCTAACTTAATTCGTGCAAATAGAAGAGTTATCGTTGATAAGGCAGCATATGATATGTTACAAAGATATCCTGCTCTTGCATTGGATATGCCTAGAAATGCTAATGGTACATCTACAGATGGTACATTACGTTGTAAGACTGACTTAGGATTAATACTAGACGGATTAGCACAAGATATTGAAGACGGTGGTAATGATGGAATACTTACTGCTGTAGGTTTCTACATTGGTAACAATAGTGAGTTACGTTATATTCGTTTACAGGTTCATCAGTCTGCTTATGCACATGAAAGATTAGCATTCTATGCTAAACAAGCAGTTACAGGAGATCTAACTTATGATAATACTGATGGTATTATTGTTGGTGATTGGGGTATAACAAATGATTCTGGTGGATGTGCTAACGTCAAGACTGCAATCGATACTCTTATTACATTACTCAATGATATTATTGCTCCTACTTCTGCTGATTTTAATACTGCTGCTGACAGATTATACTTTAACAGAGAGTACATTAGAGAAGAGATAACTGGTCTAATGACCACAGAGTTTACATATCTGTTGAACAATGTACAGTTCCAAGCATTCCAGTTTCCAGGTGGTGCATTAGGTGAATCAGCATTCCAACAATCTCTTGAAGATATAATCATTGGTGGAATATCTGACTTACAAACTGGTGGTAATGATAGTATTATTTTAGAGATTGAGAAGTTCCTTACTGCTGCTTTAGAATACAACTATAGCACTAGTGGAGTTGAGCAGTTATTATTAGCAACAGTTTATGGTGTTGAACAACTTGAAACTATTGGATTGAAAGCAATAGAAAATTTACTATATGGAACTAATGAAGACACAGGTAGCACAGCAGGTGCATACAGTGCGTTACATACACAGAAAACTGGAGTTCGTGATTCATTATCACTAAGTGATGCTACATCAGTTAAAAATAGATGGAAAGAATTAATAGAGTTCGCAGTCAATATCCTTTCACCTGCTAGAAAAGTTGGTAGAAGTGCTTCTAAGAATATTCTTTATAATCAGAACTACTATCTACAAGAAATACAAACACAAACTCTTGCTCAGTTTGGTGCAGGTTCATGGACTTATGATTCATTTGTAACTGATATTGTTGAGGATGTTATACACGATCTTCAAACAACAAATATTAGAGATAATACAACTGCATATCAAATCACTATTCAAAGTGTAAGTGCAACTGACTTCCAAGTTGGAGAAGTTGTTAGATCTAATGTTGGAGGATATGCATCTGTATTAGAGTTTGATCCTGATACTAACCTCTTTGTTGTAGGTCCGTTTACAGGAACTGCATGGGTTGCAGGTAATACATTGACAGGTAAGACATCTGGTGCAACTGCTACTATTTCTAGTGGTGGAGTTGGTTCTGCATATACTTGGTATCTTAATGTTGGAAATACAAGAACTCTTGCTAATGCTAGAACAATAACATCTACAGTTGCAGGTCAGGTTGCAGGTACAAACCTCTGGACAAATCCAGAAGCATATGCAATCAACTGGACACCTACAACTAACGTAACAATAACAGATAACGTTTCAACTCTTGCTCCTGATGAATCACAAACCGCAGAAGATGTAACACCTAATAATGGTCAGAATGGTCAGCATGAAATCAATAGAGATTACAGTCTAACTGCGTTTGAGACATTTGACTCTGGTACAACTACATTCGATAATAACACAGAAACATTCGATACTGGTGCTGTTGGATTAGATGAAACTCAAACATTTACATTCTCAGCATTTGCTAAAGAATCTGGGTCACAAGGAATCAGATTCCAAATGCAACTTGATCCAGGTGGTGCAGGTGAACAAAATGTATTCTTTGACCTTAATCTTACAGATGGTACTACAAGCACAGTCTTTACACCTCAAGGTGGTATTACTGCTCAAGCATTTGGTGCAATACCTCTTGGAAACGGTTGGTTTAGATGCTTCATTACTGCAACATTCTCCTTTGGATTTACAACTCTAAGATCCAAGTTCATCATTAAGAGTGGAACTGGAAGTAGTGTTTGGACTGGTGATGGTTCTACTGGTATTCTTGTTTGGGGTGCTAAACTTACTAAGAATAATCTTGATCCATATCAAGCACAGAGTGGTAAATTATTCTATGCTGATACTGGATTTAATACTAAGAACTTTATTCTTGACTTACTAGAAACATATATGTTGGCATCTCTTGATGGTACACTTACAACTCCTGCCACAAACTCTGGTTTCTATTCATTCTATAGTAGCACTGCTGCATCAGACTACACTAAAGATTCTGTTGCTGCAGTCGTCAGATACTTGATAGGCATTATTAGAACTCAGTTTACAGATGATACATCATACATACAACTTACAACAAATAGAAATATACAACTTCCAACTAAAGTATTCACTACTGGAAGAACTATACCAGTTGCTATCAAAGGTGGAGCAAATAATGCTGATTATGTTTATGGTTTATTAAGTAACTCATATGCTGAGATTGAGAATATAACTTTAAATGAAGGTTTAGTTGTTCAAGTTTATTCAAGATTTAGAATAGACGGTAACATCACAGATGGTCCTTACACAATGAATGAAGTTGTTGCTAAACAGGGTGCTCCATCTGTAACTGGTGTTGTTTACGGATTCTTTGAAGATGAGAACTTTAAGTATCTTGATGTTAAGGTGACTGCAGGTCCTTGGGCAATATCAGATAACGTTGTTGGTGCAACTAACTCTACCACTGCTCAGATTAGTGCTATTGAAACTCGTGTTCATATCATTGATCTTAAGGGTGACTTTGTTGCTGACATTCCATTCAGAGGTTATACATCTGGTGCAACTGCACAACCAACATCATTCTTGAAAGCACAGGCAGCAGTTACCGATAACACAGGTGGTAAACTTACTGTTGACACTGAATCATTATTAGGAACATTTGAAACTACTGCTGTTGTATATCCAGAGTCTTCTAGACAATACATCGTGGTAAGTAAGTATGCAGGTCTTGATATTGGTGTTGGTGATAGAATTGCATCGAGAGGATATAAGAGATTTGGTATTAATATTATCAGTAATCTTAACAACTTCTCAGTTGGTAATAGACTTTATAAGGTTGTATCTGGTGTTCAAGATTCTGCCACATACGGTATCATCACTGATGTAGATATTCCAAATAACTATGTTTACATGATTGAGTATCAAGGAACATTTACTCAGGGTGATCAAATAGGTGATTATGGTTTAGCAGCATCATTCCCAGTTGGATATGCTTCTATATCAACTATAGTTACAACTGCAGGTCAAGGTGCTGCTCTTGTACAAGACGTTCGTGTTGATGGTATTAACAAGCGTCTATACTTAAGTGATGTTACAGGATCATTTGGTATCAGAGATGCTATCAAAGGACCTGATTCATACGGTGCTATAATATTCTCGCAAGTTGATCTTAAGGCAAGAGTTAAGAGATCATTTAAAGGATTTGATGGAACTACAACAACGTTCCCACTCACTATTACAAACGGTACTACATACCTCCCAGATCCCGCAGGACACCTCTTAATATTCATTAATGGTATATTACAACCACCAGGTGCAAGTAACGCATATACAGCGTTCTCCAACCAGATTCAGTTTACTGAACCACCAGATTTGGGTGCATCATTTACTGGATTCTATATTGGTAAACTAAGACAGTTAGATGATATCTCATTCGAGTTTGACTCATTGAGACAATCATTCAACTTGAAACGTAATGATGTGTTCTACTCCTTGACACTGACTGATGGTGTACAGTCTAGTGTGATAAGACCTGAGAACAATATTATTTGTTCACTCAACGGTGTTATCCAAGAACCTGGAGTTGGTTTTGAGATTGTTGGTTCTAGAATCATCTTCTCTGAAGTTCCTAGATTTGGATCAACATTCGTTGCCTTCTCATACGTTGGTTCTGAAGCAGACGTTGACGCTGCTGAAGTTGTACCACCAATCGAGCCAGGTGACTTTATTGATATACAAGGTGAAACATCAGATAGAGAAGTTGCTGTTATTGAATCATCAAACTCTCTAATCACATTTGATTATCTTGGATCTGTATTTGGTCAGAAAGCAACTGCAACTGCAGTTTTGACATCTGGATTTATTGATCAGGTTCAAGTTACTAACGGTGGTTCTGGATATACAACTAGACCAACTGTTAGAATAGACTCCATCTCAGGATTCGATGGAAACATCCGTGCACTAGTTGGTGTTGCAGGTGTTGAACTCAGTGCAACTGGTACTGGATATAAGAATCCTGCTATCAATGTTGAGACTACCGTACCTGATGACTGGACTGCTCCAGACATATCAACTTACGGAGAGGAGTTGGTAGACCCCGAAACCCCATAAATAACTAAAAATTGTATCAGCAATGGCCAAGCAAACGATAGGTCTTGGATCTGCTGCTAACGACAACACGGGTGATACCCTGAGAGTCGGAGGCGATAAGGTCAATGACAACTTTAATGAAATATATACTGCCCTAGGAAATGGTACGACACTTACTGTCGATACCACAAACCCTGCTGTGGGACAAGTATTAAGATATAACGGTGCCACATTCCTGCCTTCAGATTACACTAACCTGACTGCAGCATTAGATGTAAATGGAAACTCTATAGTTTCTTCAAGTAATGGTAATATAGCGGTAGCAACAAATGGATCAGGAGATTTAACATTATCAGCAGGTGGCGTAACATCAATATTCAAAGGTACAAAGGCAGCACCAAACGCTGCAGAAAGTGGAACAATTATATTCCCAACATCAATAACATACGATAATGAATATAGCACACTAGCAGGAGCACCTGCAGTTGGAACTTATAGAGGTTACTTCTTTACAGTCAGTGGTGATGATAATCCATATGTAAATATGAATATCACTGCAGGTGGTGTAGGTAACTCTCAAGTAAAACTATTAACTGAAAGATCAAGCATTAATATGCTGTTTGACGTTGATACAACTACAACACCTCCTAATAATGATCAAGTTTTAAAGTGGAACTCTAGTAGTAGCAAATGGTTACCTGCTGATGATGCTGCAGGTATTGGTAGTATAAACGTATTCGCATCTGTTGCAGGTGACACAGGATCTACAACTGCCAACAGTCAGACAGATACACTGACTATTGCAGGTGGTACTAATATTACTACTGCAGTTTCTGGAGACACTGTAACGGTGAACTTCTCTGGAACTTTGACAACAACACTTGCTGCTCTAACTGATACAAATACAGCAGGTCTAACTCAAGGTGATATGTTGTATTGGTCAGGATCTGAGTGGATTCCTACTCCTACAACTGGACCTATCATATGGTATGAGATAGGTGCACCTGTAGAGAATGCTAGTAATGACTTCTTGATCAATGGACCTGGTCTTCCTGCAGGGGAAAACCGTGACCCAACGTTATATGTGCATAGAGGATTTACTTATGCATTTGACAATAGTGTTGAAGGTGGTGGACACCCATTTAGGATTCAATCAACACAGGGTTTATCTGGCACACCATATACTACAGGACAAACTGGTAGTATAAGTTCAATCTTATATTGGACTGTACCTTTTGATGCTCCATCAACTCTTTATTATCAGTGTACACTCCATGCTGCAATGCAAGGAACTATTAACGTAGTATCATAACTAAATGGCAAGAGACGTTCCAGGAACAGGCGCAGTCATTGAACCAATCTTTGATGAAGTATTTGGAGTTCGTGCTGTAAAAGTATTAAATGGAGGATCAGGTTATAATCAATCTGATCCACCTAGACTTACTGTGACTGGATGTGGTACACCTGATGTAGAGGCATTATTATATCCAATCATTGATGATGGTGCAGGGCAGATCATCCATGTAAGAGTTTTAAATAGAGGAAGAGGATATGATCCGTTACGTTTGCAGATCATTCCTGAGCAAGAAACACCAAACGTAGTAAATTCATTTGATTTTAATAGAATATGGCAAGGTCATCCTAACTCAGCAACAACAGGAACTTTTGCTACATCTGGTACAGTAAAGACTGACAGATTAACAATAGTATCTGATAATCATCCTAAACCATCTCAAATATTTCCAACTGAGTATCAACCAGGTGGAGCAACTACAATTCTTGATAGAACTTTTAATCAAGAGTTTGTATTTCGTGGTGGTAAAGATGTTCCAAATCCAGGTACAAGATCATTTTCAACTAATCAAGCAGTTGGTATATTAGCAAATGGTGGTCTATTACACACTGCTGATTGGGGTACAGCAGGTGGTGCACCCACAAACTTACCTATTGATGTTATAAAATATAACTACATCAAAAATACAAACCTATATGATGCAATATTAGATAATCAAGTATATTATTATCATACAAGTAAAACTCTAGAAGAGTTCAAACTTACAAATGGTGTATTTGAATGGGGACTTCAAGAACAGTTTACATGGACTATTAAGACTGAACTTGATAATGTAATGTTACTAGTTGATTCTGTAGATGAAACTCTAGGTAATGTAGAAGTAGGTAGAATAGTAGATGAGGTGGCAGGGACTGCAAGAGGAACTATTGCGAAGGTTGTTAGAAATAATCTAAATGTTATAACTAGAATATACTTGAGAGAAACTAGTGGTGGTGCTTTTCAAGATCAAGATCTATGTCTAGGTTCAAATGGATTTAAGTTTCGAGTGGCAAGTGATCCTATCACTTTCCCTAATGGTCTGTTTTATATCGAGTTTGGTGCTGATGCACATGAGTTTGGTAATTTTACGCCAGGTCAATACTACCTTGCTCCAGAAAATATTAAAGTTCAGAAAAACTACCTCATAATATGGGATCAATCAGATAGTTCAAATAGTTCACATCCTATGCAGTTCTCTACAACTGCTGATGGTACACTAAATGGCGGAACATTATATTACAATAGTACAGGTTCTTCTGCTACTACATCTACTGTTAATATTGCAGTAACGATAGGTGTAGATAGTGTTGCAGGACAATCTACGGGTGTATATTATTTTGATGGCGTTGAAAAACCTGCCAACTATGCTTTAGTAAGAGGTTCAACTTATATCTTTGATCAGTCAGATAATAGTAACGAAGTATATGGTGGAGCAAATCATCCATTAATGTTTAGTACTGGACCTGGTGGAGATCACGGTGGTCATGGTCATTATATGAATGGTGTTACTTATAAGTTGGATGGATCTGTTGTTTCTATGGCAGCATATGTTAGCGGATTTAATGCTGCTACAAGTCGCACAGTTACATGGACTGTACCTACCAGTGCACCTTCAACAATGTATTATTGGTGTCATTATCATACAGGACAAGGTAATAGTTTCACTGTTACTTCTCCTCCTGCTCATGCTGCAGATTATGAAAATTCATTAAGACCAATATTCATAATGAATGCTGATGAGACACAAAAAATATATTATTATTGTGGTAATCATCGTTATATGTCAGGATATTCTGGCGATGAAGGTTACATGATTCTTGATACCTCAACAGAAGAGGAGGAAGAAGAAGAAAATATGAATACATACTATGTCGAGGATTTTTATGGTACTGCAGCAGCAGGAACATTAGATTATTCTAGACATACTGATGGTCACTCCAAGATTATTGGGATGTCCTTTGATGGATATCCAATATACGGACCATGGGGATATAATTCTTCTGGCACAGCAGCAAGGGAAACTTCTAGTTATAGATTAAGAACTACTGCTGAGTTACAAGGTGCTAGACCGATTGTAAACACTGCAGGTACAGAAACTTATACAGTTACTATTGCAGGTGGTCAGTTTACATTCAATGGATCATCACCTGAGTTTTTGAATCTGAAAAGAGGAAGAACGTATATATTCAACCAAGACGACGCAAGTAATACAGGGTCGAATCATATACTTATTTCTACGCAAACAGATGGTTGGCATTCAAATAATCCAGTAGTTATTGGTTTAGAATCAGTCTTGTATTCGGGTCAAGGCATATCATATCAGATCAATGGCAATAACGTTACATATCAACAATATCTGAGTTTATTTAATGGAGCAACAACCAGAGGCATAACATTTACAGTTCCTGTAGATGCACCTAGCGTCCTATATCTTTTCGGATACATTTCCTCAGGTCTTGGTCTAAGACTTGTTAACGATGGTTATATTCTTGGAGACCTCACATCAGATTACATTTATGATTCTAGTGTAGGAACTTTAGATGAATATAATGGTAAGTTTGGAGTAACGCCAGAGTATCCTAATGGAACTTATGCATACTATATGACAGAGAATGCTATGGGTATGCCTACATATCCATATGCCATAGGTCCCAAGTATTATGGCGTTCCTTTGTTTGAAGGAGATACAGTTCCTGCACAACCTACTGTATTCCCATCACTAGCAACAGGTGATGTTGTATTAAACCCTAACGGATCAGTATCTTATGTTAAGATGACTGTAAAGGGTGATAACTATTTCGGTACTGCAAAAGCAAAGATTCTTGGTGGAGAAGGATCTGGTGCATTAGGAACTCCTACAGTTCAAACTGTTACTGGTCTATCTCTACTCAATCAAGGTAGAAGTTATGCAACTCCTCCAACACTCATCTTTGAAGGTGGTGGTGGACAGGGTGCACAAGGTGCTGCTGAGATTGATACACTTGGTAAGGTAACATCTGTTAACATTGTAAATCCAGGTGAGTTTTATCAAGAAGAACCTTATATTCTTATATCTGGTGGTGGAGGTATAGGTGCAAAGGCAGAGGCAACTATAGCACAGGGTGCTATCACAGGTATTAATATCACCGATCCAGGTGAAGGATATACCTCAGTTCCAAATATTATATTCACAAAACTTGTAAATCTTAAACGTAAAACTAGAGCAAGACAGGCATTTAACTCATCTGCGATATACCTCACAGGTCTTGTCAAAGATGTTACCGCAAATGATGCAAACATATATGTTGACTCTACAGATGCATATCCTGGATCTGGTCAAGTAATAATTAATAAAGAAACGATAACTTATACCTCCAAAACAGCAGGTAGATTTAGTGGTCTAACTCGTGGTGTTAACTTCAACTATGATCAGAGAGTCATACTTGATGCTAACCAGAACGATACTACTACTGGCATATCAAACTATAAGTTCAATGTTGGTGACAGAGTTATACGTCGTGTTGAGAGTGCAAATAATAAAGTTGCTAAAGTATATGACTGGAACTCTTCAACCAGAGAACTTCTTGTTACATTTGAAGTTGATGAACTAGCATTTATCGATGGTGGTAGAGCAGCAACTGAAGATGCTATCGTTCAGTTTGATGCAGGTGTTGCTGCTTCTTCTGGTGCAGGTATTTTACCACACACTGTTATTGATTCTGTAGGAAATAGTATTACAACATTAACAGATCCTATCGGAGTGTTAACAGATAAAGATTTTGAAGATGATGATGAAAACTCTGGAGCAGGAGATGGTATACCTGATCTAATCAATACTAACACAGACTTTGCTGGCCAGATTAGTCTTGATGGTGGTATATACAGTTCACTTTATGGTATTGAAGAAACTCAAGGTGGTACAAACACAACTCTATTCCAAGTTGGTGATAGCATTAAAGATGGTGATATACCATTTAAGTATGCAACAGTCACCTCTGCAGGTGGATTGAGTGATGGTGCAGCACACAGTGCAGTGATAAATATCACATTAGACATATCAGCAGGTGCAACTACAAACTATCAAACGAATGAAGTTGTAACTGGTGCTATTTCTGGAGTTCAAGCAACCGTTGTTTCGTGGAATAATCAAACTGGTGTATTACAAGTCAAAGATATAGTTCCATATAACACAAATAATGTTAACATTGGTATCGGTGGATTACTCTATGAGTTCTCCCAAAATAGCAGTGTGATTGATTTTATTATTGCAAATCCTGGAACTAACTATACTGGAGTCCCAACAATAGCAATAGAAAATACAGGAGATATACAGGCAACTGGTACTGTAGTTATGACGACTGCAGGAGACCAAGTTGCATCAATCACCATTAATAATGGAGGGTATGGAATCCCTCAAACAGTAGATGGCACCTACGCTTTACACCCAACTGTAACATTTACAAATGCTAGTGGAGATACTACAGGTGCAAATGCTGCAGCACAAGCAGTATTAGGTGGAGAGAATCTTGTAGGTAACGGTGGAGCAACTTACAGGATTAAGAGCATTGAATATCTTACAACTGTTCGCTCGTAACTACGATAAATAAACAGGAGGACAATAGTACCTAACAATGGCAGCCTTATTAACGGATCAGTTTAGAATTTTTTCTGCGAAAAAGTTTATTAAAGCATTAGAAGGTCCTGACTCAACTCAATCTGACACAGTTGCAGGTGCAACGAGAGATCGTTTGTATTTGTTTATTGGTAGACCACAACCGTGGGATAATGAAAATTCACCGCCTCAAGCGGTAGACTCATTCTCTGAGTTCTCAGGTTCATATGACGACATGGTATCGATGAAGCGTGTACTTGCTTCTGATACTGTGCAAGTTTGTCGTAGAATTGACTGGGTATCCCCAGAACAAACTACTGGTGGACTTGGTTTCACTTACGACATGTACAGACATGATTATAGTCCCTCCAAAACTGCTGCCTCTGGTGCGACTAAACTTTATGACTCTGACTTCTATGTTGTAAACTCTCAATATCAAGTATACAAATGCATCTATAATGGAACATCTCCGTCTGATCCAAATGGTAAACCTTCTACTGTCGAACCTACTGGTACTAGTACTAGCATCATTACTACTGGTGATGGGTATCGTTGGAAGTACATGTACACTATTCCAGTTGCAAGCGTTCTTAAGTTTTTCTCGAACGATTACATGCCAGTATTCACCAACACTGCTGTTCAAACAAACGCAGTATCAGGTGAAGTCGATACTGTTGTTATTAACGCTGCAGGGTCTGGGTACAACAATGGTACTTACGACAACGTAGCAATAAACGGTGACGGAACTGGTGGTCGTGTATCAATCGTTGTAGACGGTGGTAAAGTTATCTCTGCTACTGTGACATCTGGTGGTACTGGATACACATTTGGTAAGATTACTGTTGATAATATCACTGGTATTGGTACTGGTAGTGGTGGACAAGTTGATGTTATTATGCCTCCTCCTGGTGGGCACGGTGCTGATGCTGTTACTGAGATCGGTGCATTTAGGGTTATGATCAACGCTAAACTTTCATATGATGAGGGTGCAGGTGACTTCCCTGTTGATAACGACTATCGTCGTATAGGTCTTATCACAAACCCACTTAAGTTTGGTACATCGGAACTTATCTCTGACTTGACGATATCTGCTGCTAAAGCGGTTATCTTCTCTCCTACATTCCAAGGTAACTATGTTCCAGATGAAATTATTACACAATCACGAGTCGTTGGTGGTACAACAGTTACTGCTAGAGGTCGTGTTATATCATGGAATGCCACAACAAAAGTTTTGAAATATTATCAGAACTCTGTTGATGGTATATTCCCAGAAGTTACAGGTACACAGAATGAGTTTGATGGTTCTAACGTAGTCAGTGGTGCAACCTCTGGTGCTGCGGGACAACCTGATGTAAACTTCCCTGCTGTTCCAAACTCTTCTTCTAGAACTATTAACAACACAGAATATGACTTAGGTATGAAGTTTAACAATGGTTATGCAAAACCAGAAGTTGCTTCAAACTCTGGTGACGTTGTGTACATAGATAATAGAAGATCAATCAGTCGTGCAAACGACCAAGTAGAAGACATCAAAATCGTAATCGAGTTCTAATGGCACAAAATACCAACCTAAACGTCACACCATATTACGACGACTATGATAAAACGAAAAACTTTTATCGAGTGCTATTTCGTCCTGGATTCCCAATCCAAGCGAGAGAACTTACTACCATGCAGTCTATACTGCAGAATCAGGTAGAGAACGTTGGATCACATCTGTTCAAAGATGGATCAATGGTTATTCCTGGTCAGGTTGGTTATGATCTAAATGTTGATGCTATCCAGTTACAAGAATCATTTTTGGGTGCTGATGTAGAGAACTATCGTGCTCAGTTAAATGATAAGATCATTACTGGTCTTACATCTGGTGTAAAGGCAAAAGTATTATTCAGTATATCAGCAACAGAATCAAATAAAGGTTATATCACACTTTACGTTAAGTATATTGAATCAGGTGGTGCACAAAATAATCAAGAAACATTTTCAAATAATGAACAGTTAATAACAGATACAGAAATAACATTTGGTACAACTTTGATTGAAGTTGGATCACCATTTGCACAACTACTTCCTACTTCTGCGTTACAACAAGGTTCTGTAGCATACATACAGGACGGTGTTTATTTTATCAGAGGATTCTTTGTTGATGTACAATATCAATACTTATTATTAGATCAGTATGGAAGCAACCCCTCCTATCGTATCGGACTTGATATTCAAGAATCCATTATTACTCCAGAGGATGACCTTAGTCTCAACGATAACGCTGCAGGAACATCTAACTATGCTGCTCCTGGTTCTCATAGATTTAGAATCACCACAAGACTAGTTAAGAAACTACTCACAGACGATGCTGATAAAGACTTCCTAGAACTATTAAGAATCAATAATAGTAAAGTTGAAAAACTTGTTGATAGAAGTGCATATGATGAACTAGAAAGAACAATAGCAATCAGAACATTTGAAGAGTCTGGTGATTATGTTGTAAAAGATTTTGCTATCACAATGAGAGAAAATCTTGATGATGGTTTTAATAATGGTGTGTATGAAGCAGGTACTACAACTTCAAGTGGTGATACTGCTGCAGAGAGATTATATTCAGTAGAGTTCGGACCTGGTACTGCATATGTAAGAGGATATAGAGTTAAGACATTATCACCAACATATGTTGACTTAGAAAAACCAAGAGACACACAATCAGCACAAAATACTATCATACCATTTGAGATGGGTAATGATATTATTGTAACTAACGTTTATGGTTTTCCTAATGCAACTGGATCTACATTAACAAATGCATATCAAACTATCGAACTAAGAGATGATTTTACATCATCTGGTGGTAGTCAGGCAGGTAACCTTGTAGGTTTTGCAAGAGTTGCTGCTATGGAGCATACATCAGACGGTGACGATACAACCTTTGGTAATGCTGATGACACATATAGAATGAATCTATTTGATGTACAGATGTTTACTGTCATTGAGTTAGCAACTGCACAGACTATAGATTTAGGATCACTATTGGTTGGTCAAACATCTGGTGCTAGAGGATATCTTGTAAATGCTTTGAGTTCTTCTGATCATGCCACATTATATGGTGTAGAGGGAACATTTGTTGTTGGTGAAATGATAATAGTTGATGGTTTAAACAAAGATACTATTGAAGTTGTACATTCATATTCTTTCTCAGATACAAGACAACTTTTAGCAAGAGATGAAAGTTCAAACACTGTAGAATTTACTTCTGACATTATACTTAATGATAATGTAGGAGTTCAAGGTTCACAGTTTACTTATGATGCTACAGGTAGTGCAGAAAAAATTACTGGTTTACAATCAAACTTTGCTTTAGATCTAAAACCTGGTGACAAAATATTATTCAGTTCAACTAAGTTTGTTACTGTAGATAAAGTTAATCCTGCTAGTTTGACTGGTAGTCAAAACTCTACTATCTTTGATTATGCTGCACAGACAGTAAATGTAACTCCTGGCGCAGGAAGTGCTGCTCCATCTGCAGGAGATTATACTGCGTTACTAAGACAACGTGCTAAGTTGAATAATCTAGATAATGCTGATCTTCTTAGTGCAATGCCTAAGAAATATATTAAGAGTATATCTGATGAATCTATGATTGTCAGAAGAACATTTGATGCTAGATCAGTTGCTTCAAACTCAATATCAATCACTCTTCCTGCTAACGAGCAGTTCCAATCTATCTCTGATGAAAACTACACAATCACAGTTCTTGCAGGTTCAAACTCTACTCATCCAGTTGGAGATCAAATCACTATCAATACTACCAATAGTGGTGCTATTGGTTATACCACGTTCACCTCTGCTGATAGAACTACTATTCAGATTGAAAACTTAACAAGTATTACTTCTGTTAAAGTTACTGCGACAATATCTAAGAACGTTACAACCAAGAAAACAAAAGCAGGACAACAGATGTTTGTTATCAAGGTTAACAAAACAATCGAAAACCTTGACAAGCAAAACTATGGTTTAGTATATTCAAACTTATATGGAACTAGAGTACAAGATAGAGATTTATCTCTCGGACTTGTAGATTCATATAGATTACATGCTGTTTATGAATCACTTGATGATAATGATCCAGTAATACCAAGTGTAACTTTGGTAGAACCTACCTTCTTTGCTACAGGAACTATCGTAACAGGTAGAACTTCTAAAGCAAGAGCAAAAGTAGTTGCCTTCAGTTCTGGAACATTGAAGTTAAGTCTTGTTTATATTAGTGGCACATTATTAGCAGGTGAAACTATTGATGGATTTGATAGTACAAACACTGCAATCAGTGCTATTATTAATGACTCTGCAGGATCTGTTGTTGCAGGATCAAAAGTTATTACTGACAACTACTTCCTAGAAGTTGCACAAACAAACTTTATGTACGATCAGTCAAAAATTGTTCGTAAGAAAGGTGTATCAACACCAATCAGAAAACTATTAATGGTTGTTGATTATTATACACACTCTGCAACTGGTGATTACTTTGGTGGTCAATCATATCTTGATACATCTTATGGAGATATTCCATTCTTCGGTGTAAAATATCTTGCAGATTATCTAGACTTTAGACCATCATGTAAAAATCTTTTCAGTGGAACTGGATCTGTTGCATCTCCTGCATTTGTAAACTGCTCAACATTTGACTTCAAATCAAGAGTATTCAATGTATCAGGTACACCAAATGCTACTGTATTTGATATACCAAAACTTAATAGTAACTTCCGTGCAGACTTTGATTGGTTCCTACCTAGAATCGATAAAGCATTCTTGACACCTGCAGGTGAGTTCCAATTAGTTAAGGGTAAATCATCTGAGTCACCTCAAGAACCTGATGATTTAAAAGATGGTATGCTTTTAGCAACCATGTCACATAAACCATATGGTTTTGATGCAGAATCTGATGTAGTTATTACTAGATCTGATAATAAACGTTATACTATGAGAGATATTGGTGGTATTGAACGTAGATTAGATCAAGTTGAATACTATACATCACTCAATATGCTTGAATCTGATACATTCAACACTAAGATTATTGACTCTGATGGTAAAGATAGACTTAAAAATGGATTTATTGTTGATGATTTCTCTGACCATAGTAAATCTCAGACATCACATGAAGATTTCTCTGCTGCATTATCATTTGCAGACGGTCAAGCACATCCTTCTCACTATACAACTAACGTTCCATTACAAGTTAATACAACAGTATCTCAAAACTATCAGCAAACAGGTCCTTGTATAACTCTACCATATTCTGAGTTAACAATCATTAATCAACCATATGCTTCTAGAGTTGAGAACATCAACCCATTCAACGTATTTACTTACATTGGACGTGTTGATCTTACTCCTGCATCTGATGACTGGTTAGAAACTCAAAGACTTCCTGCTAATGTTCAGCAAGTTGAAGGTGATTTCAGAGCAGTATCTTCTGAACTTAGAGTTGATCAAAATGGTTTTGCTCCTATTCAGTGGGGTGCATGGAGAGATCAGTGGACAACATCTAGAGTTGTTGCAAGTACAACTACAAGAAATAATTTCTGGTTAGCAGAAGATATCGGTAGATCACCTAGACCTGATGTATGGAGTGGTCGTGGTATGCGTCGTGTTAATAGAGAAGAAACTATTGCAACTACAACTAGACAAAGAAGATCAGGTATTAGAACAAGAGTTATTCCTAGAATTGATAGACAGTCACTAGGAGATAGTGTTGTATCTGCTACACAGATTCCTTGGATCAGATCTAGAAACGTTAAAGTTAATGTTGAAAGACTAAAACCAAGAACTCGTTTTTATTCATTCTTTGATGGTAGAAAAGTTAGTGATTATCATACACCAAAACTAATCGAACTTATTAAAAACCCATCTACTGATGCTCGTACAAACTCTACTCCATTCATTCCAGGTGAGACTGTAAGAGGTCAAACTAGTGGATGTGTTCTAAAGGTAGCAGCACCTAATGATTTGTATGAGTTTAACCCATATGATGATACAGCAATGCCTACATCATATGCTTCAACTACAGCAATCTTAAATATCAACACTGATGATCTTGCTACACAAGCAGTCGGTTCTTTCTATGGTAATGTTCAAGTTGGTGAAGTATTAGTTGCTGACTCTGGTGCAAGAGCAGTTGTTAAAGATCGTAGATTGATATCTGACCGTTTCGGTAAGATGGGTGCATCATTCTTTATACCTCCTGCATCTGTAGACACTAACCCACGTTGGGCAACTGGAACTAGAACTCTTAGATACTCAACATCTGATAGTGATTCTAGAATAGGTGGTGCAGTATCATCATCTGCTGAAGCAGAATATGAAGCAAGAGGTACATTGAACAGAGTTCGTGAAAACATTCTTGCTGTTAGAAACGCTGAAGTTGTTCGTGATACAGTTACACAAGAAAGAAACTTCAATACAATCAGAACTGAAACTAGACAGGTTGGTTGGTATGACCCTCTTGCACAGTCATTTATTTCTGATGAAGAAGGTGGTGTGTTTATTACATCTGTAGAAGTTTACTTCAAAACTAAGGATGCTAACATTCCTGTTTCTATGCAGATTAGAACTATGGAAAATGGTTATCCAACAACAAGTATTCTACCATTCTCTGATGTAACTAAAGAACCTTCTGATATTCAGTTATCTGAGACTGCTGCAGTTGCAACTAAATTTACATTCAAAGCACCTGTTTATATTCCACAATCTATTGAACATTGTTTCGTTCTTCTATCTGACTCTAACACATATACGATTTGGATATCAAGGATGGGTGAGATTGATATTACTGGTGACAGAACTATATCTGAACAACCATATGCGGGTGTTCTATTCAAATCACAGAACGCATCAACATGGACTGCTGACCAGTATGAAGATCTTAAGTTTAAAGTTAACAGAGCAGATTTTGTAAACACTGCTAGTTCTATAGTAACTTTAAATAATGCTCCTCTTGATATTGGTAATGGTGGTAAACTAACTCTAGCACAAGATCCAGTACAAACATTCTTACCAGAACAAGATTTACTTCTAAACTCAACTACTCTACCTTATACAGTTGGAGCAAGAATATATCAGAAGACAACTCTTGCACAAGGTACTATTGCTAAGAGAACTGATAATGCAGGTGGTGTAATATTAACAGTAAAAGATATTACTGGATCATTCCAAGCAGGTTCTAGCACTGGTGGTGTTATCACTCAAAGAATCGTCTCATCTAAAACAACTGCAACTATGGTTGTAAGTGGTGCATCTGGTGACTTCACAGTTGGAGAAACAATCACTGGTAACTCTGCTACTGCTCCTACTGCTGAAGTTGTAACATGGACATCTGGTACAAATACACTAACACTAAGATATGTTTCTACAGACTTTACTGCCTCGACTGAAACAATCACTGGTGGAACATCAACCGTGACTGCAACTGTAAGTTCCATAACTTATGCAGGTGACGCTGTTGAAGGGGGTGCAGTATCTGATTCATTCCCAACTGCAACTCCAACATTCTCATCAAGTCAGAGAAAAGTAAGAATAGCACATAGTAATCACTGTATGCATAGTGCTTCTAATAATGTCATCATTACTGGCGTAACATCAGAAGTATCTCCAACATACTTGACTGCTGCTATATCAGCAACTGATACTACTGTAAACGTTAACGATGCTTCTGCATTCCACACAACTATTAATGGTAACATAATCAGTTCAACTGTAAAAGGTTATGCAAGAATCGTTAGTGATGCGGGAACTGAGGTTGTATCTTATACAGCAATATCAAGTGACTTTAAAACTATAACTGTATCAGAGAGAGGACTAGATGGAACGACTGCAGTATCACACGTTGATGAATCAGTTGTTGAATGTTATAACCTTGATGGTATACCACTAATCGAGATTAACAAAACTCATACTGGTATATTAAATCCAACATTAGATAGTTATGAGATTTCTACAAGTTCTATTGCTAGACTTGGTATTAGATCTGGTGGAACAGGTGTTGTGGCAACACAGAACATTCAGTATGATATCTTAGTTCCTCAGATTGAAAGAATGCTATTACCACAAACAAATGTGACTGCAAGAATCAATGGTATAAGTGGTACATCAATTAATGATGGTCAAACAAGATTGCAAGAATCATTTGCAAATGATGGTATATTCTCTGATATAATATTGAGTGAAGATAATGCATTACTAGCACCTCAACTCATATGTTCAACGATTAATGAATCATCAGAACTATCTGGTGCAAAATCATTTAGATTGGATCTTACACTAACTAGTGGTAAGACTAATGTATCTCCAGTTCTTGATACAGATAGAATGTCAATGACAACTGTTATGAATAGGATTAATAATCCTGCTGATCCAAATACTGCGAAACTATCTACTGGTGATTTACATGATGCTGTTTATATTACTCGTGCTGCAAACCTTTCAAATCCCTCTGGTGCTATAAAGGTATTATTTGCGGGGTATCGCCCAAGAGACAGTTTCATAAAGGTACTATATAGAGTACGACCTACTGGATCTACAGATTCTATCGAAACATTTGGATTTGAGTTCTTCCCAGATTCCTCAGCATCCATACCTGCAACTACAGAAAACATAGTTTTCAAAGACTATGAATATGAAGTTTCTGGATTGAGTTTCGACCAGTACCAAATCAAGATTGTATTTGTTTCACCAAATCAATCTGCCACACCTATTATTGAAGACTTCAGAGCAATCGCTCTTGCTGTATAATGTATCAACCTGTAAAAGGAAAAGAGAATTGGTTTCGTGATTCACAAAGTGGATCATTTGACTGTGCTGATCAAGATACTTACACAAAGTATATGAGAGCACATGCAGCAAAGAAAAAAGCAGAAAAAGATTTTTCTACTTTACAAAAGGAAGTTGATGGGTTAAAATCAGATATGAGTGAAATAAAATCTCTCTTACTAACGTTAGTACAAAAAACATCATGACAACATCAGCACCTACAGAAACACCTGTAGAAAAAGTCTCACAAGATGAGATGCTTAAACAGTTCAAAGATCGATACGCATCATTGATTAAAGAGAATCAAGATTTATCAGCAAAGATCAAAGAAAACGAAGTGACTGCTTTAAAATTACAAGGAGCAATCGAGACTCTAGAGTATTATGGAGCAGCACCAGTACCCGATAAAGTCGAAGACAAAACTCCAGAAACTGCAGAATAGTTGAAGGGGGGTCTAGAACCCCCTTCTTACTATCATAAATAACTTGGAAGCATAATCCCTATAGAGTTATAACTCAAAAATGGCAAATAGAATTCAGTTAAGAAGAGGTGGTGCTCAGGAATGGGCGAACTCTAACCCAACCCTTGCACAAGGTGAACTTGGCATCGAACTTGATACTGGTAGGTTCAAGATTGGTGACGGTGTAACTGCGTGGAATACTTTGACTTATGAGAGACCTGTTGAATCTACATCTAATACTGCAAATACATTAGTACAAAGGGATGCTGATGGTAACTTTGCAGCAGGTACGATTACTGCAACTGTCATAGGTAACGCTTCTACTTCTTCACGTCTTGCTTCTACTCGCCAAGTCCAACTTTCTAGTGATGTACTAGGAACTGGTGTATTTGATGGATCACAAAACTTAAACTTAGTTTCATCATTAGCACTCCAATCAACATTACCTCACTATGATGGTTCTGCATCTGCTACAGGAACCTATACTAAGGTAACAGTCGATGCTAAAGGTAGAATAATAAATGCTGAAAACCCAACAACACTTGCTGCATATGGATTGAATGGAACTGTAGAAGGTTCATCTGCACAACCATATGACTTAGACCTTGTTGCAATCGCAGGTCTTACTACTACAGGTTTGATATCAAGAACCTCTGGTGGTGCAATGTCAACCAGAACTATTGCAGGAACGTCTGGAAATATATCGGTAAACGACGGTGGTGGTATCAACGGTAACCCAACTATTGATATTATCACAACTGCTGTTACAGCAGGTAACTATAATACGGAATCCCTGACATCTGTATCAGGTGCAGGTGGAAGCGGTGAACCCTTTGGTACACCTACAGTTAACGCTGTTAAGTTCACTGTAGATGACCGTGGTAGACTAACAAGTGCCACAAACGTACCAATCGCTACTGCTGCTGAGGGTAGTAAGTATGCTACCTATAGTGCAGGTACAACTTACGTTAGATATGACATCATTGCTAACGCATCAAAGGTTTATCAAGCAATCCAAGGAATCGCAGCAGGTAGTGGTGCTCCCACTCATACTAGCGGTGACTCTGGCGGGTGGCGATATCTCGCTGCCGAGGCAACAGAGCAGAAAGGACTGGCTTCATTTGCACAGGAAGATTTCGACGTTGACAGCAACGGGCACGTCACGATCTCCGCCTTAGGAGTAGATAATACACAACTCCAAAACAACAGAATTAGTTTTGCAGACGGAAATACTAAAGAAGATTTTGAGTTAGATCAAGAACTAACCTCAAGCACAGGTTACCGAGGATTTAACTATCTTAACTACGTTAAAGTAAATAATACATCGGGTAGTCTTCTTTTTGGTGCTAATAATACAGGAGATAGTGGCAATGGTGAAGTAGATATAAATGTAAAAACATTATTCAGTGATCCAGATTTTATCTTAGATGGTGCTACAGCACAACAGATTGATAAAACTGGTGATGGTGATCTTAACATTGAACTAACACAGAATAGTTCATCAGCGAGAAACTTCACTGTTGCTTCTACCAACTCAGGATCTGGTACTAGTACACTAACTCTTACTGCAGAAGACGTTGTTGATATTGATGCATCTGCTGCTACTGGTAAAGTTCATATTGAAAATGTAAGAGTTCAAACAAACTATATTGGATCAACAGATTCAACATTACACCTTGACCCAGGTGATGATAGAGCGATTACAGGGTTAGTACGAGTTCACGGAGATTTTCAAGTAGATGGTACGACGACGACAATTAATTCAACAGTTACAACAGTGGATGATCCCATCATTACTCTTGGTGGGGATAGTGCTCCTGCTAGTGATGACAATAAAGATCGTGGTGTTGAGTTCAGATATTACGACGATCAAGCAAGAGTTGGTTTCTTTGGATACGACGACTCCTACACCGACCTCGGAGGACATGTCGGAGGGTTTACATTTTTACACAACGCCACAAATACTTCAGAAGTATTTACAGGGACAGCGAGTGGTATAACTGCAGGTAACTTAAAACTTACAACAAACACAAACTCAGTATCTAATACTACTGGAGACTTAGTAGTTGCAGGTGGTGCAGGTATAGGAGATGATGTTAATATTGGTGGACTATTAGATGTAGATGGCACATTCAGAGCAAACAGCACATCTAGATTTGATGATAATATTGTTTTACAAGGTGCTTCTAAGACATTACAATTAAACAATGGATCTGGAACTACTAAGATTGAGTTCCAATCTACAACTGGTAATGGTTCTCTTGCAGGTATCTTAGATGTAACTGGTAACTTCAACGTTAATACTAACAAGTTCAATGTTGTTGCTGCTTCTGGTAACACATCTATTGCAGGTACACTGGGTGTTACAAACATTGCTACATTCTCCAATAATATTGATGCTAACGGTGACGTTGCAATCTCAGGAGATGTACATCTAGAAAGTACAAACGATATCACTACTGCCAAGAACGGAACTACTGGTGCTTGGGAGATTCAATCAAATGATTATGGTGCACTTAGACTTGATGGTGGTGCATACATTGCAGGATCTGCTCTGGTTGATGGTACGTTACACGTTAACGGTCCTCTTGAGATTAAGGATAGTGCAACAGAAACTGAATCTAGATTGAACTGGTTGAGAGTTAGATACAGAGGTCGTTTCGGTGACAGTTATCAAGCATCTCCATCTTATGCATCTCATAACTTCTCTACCTTAAAGGCACATGGTGGTGCAGGTATTATGAAATCCCTGTATGTTGGTGCTACTGGATCTAATGAAAGATTTGCTGTTGGTAAACTCAATAATGGTGATACTGAGAAGTTCACTGTTATTGGTGCAACTGGTAACACAACTATTCAAGGTACGTTACTTGTTGAAGATAATGTAAACTTCAATGGCACTCTCGATGTTGATGCAGACTTTGCAGTTAGAAGTGGTACAACAGATAAGTTCTTTGTAGATAACCTAACTGGTAATACTAATATTGAAGGTACACTGACTGCTGATGGTCACACAGAATTAAATAGCACTCTTAATGTCGATAGTAATACAACTCTTGGTGGTACACTGACTGTTGCTAATAACACAGAAATCAATGGCACCTTAGATGTTGATGCAAACTTTGCAGTCAGATCAGGTACAACTGATAAGATGACTGTTGCTTCTTCTACAGGTAACATAGCAACTGATGGTACACTAACAGTTCAAGGTGAAACACAGATCATTGACTCTCTTATTATCAATGCGTCTAATGAAGAGTTTGCAGTTCAGAATGGTTCTGGAGTAGATAAGTTTACAGTTGATACTGATAACGGTAATACAATAATCCAAGGTCAAGTAACTGTAGCAGGTGCTACTCAAATCAATAATTCTCTAGGAACGACTGGTGTAAATACGCTAACTAATAACAGCGATCAAACACTGACAGGATCTTATAGTGCTGATGGTGCTGTAAGACTTACTGGTGGTGCAGGTATCGGTAAGAATCTTGCTGTAGGGCAAGGATTAAGAGTCTATGGTGGCACTGAACTTACAGGTGCACTAGATCTTAATAATAATGCTGACATATCAGGAACATTAATAGTCTCTGATCAAACCATTGTTAAGGCAGATAATAAGTTCTTCAAAGTTCAAACTGCTGCAGGTGTTGACAAGTTTACAGTTGACACTGATAATGGTAATGTCGTATCACAAGGTGAACTAACTGTAGCAGGTGATGCTGCACTTCAGTCTGACCTTGTAGTCACAGGTAACTTAACAGTCAATGGAACAACAACAACAGTTAACAGCACAGTCACTACTATCGATGACCCTATTATTACTGTTGGTGGTGACACAGCACCCGCGTCTAACGATGGTAAGGATAGGGGTGTGGAGTTTCGCTACTACGACGGTTCTGCTAAAATTGGTTTCTTTGGTTTTGATAGATCAACGCAACAGTTCCAGTTTTTAACAAGTGCAAGTAATAACTCAGAGGTATTAAGTGGTACCGATGGTGCATTAAGGATTGGATCTCTTAATGTAACTGGTGCAGGTACATCCGTAGATATCGATAATAACTTAAATGTTGATGGCACAGCAACAGTAGATGGACAGATTATATCTCAAGTATCATCTGGACCTGCTCTTGTTATTCCTACAACTGATAAAATTAATAATCTAAACGCAGACTTACTAGATGGTATGACAACTGCGACTGCTGCAACAGTCTCTACAGTTGTAAATCGTGACTCATCTGGTGACTTTGCTGCTAATCAAATCACTGCTGCTAGTGGCACAGGATCTGGTGCAGGTTTCTTAGGTAACGCATCTACTGCTGATGCATGGAAAACTGCTAGAACATTTACCCTTGCAGGTGTTGTTCAAGGTTCTGTATCTGTAGATGGTAGTTCTGCTCCAACTATTAACACAACATTTGTTGATGCTGATAGCACTGGTCTTGCTGCTATGTCTGGAACTGGTTATGTTGTAAGGACAGGAACTGGAACTTATGCACAAAGAACATTTGCTGTTACAGCGTCGTCAGGTATTACACTAACAAATGCTGATGGTGTTTCTGGTGCTACTACAATCAACGTTGCTTCTGCTGCAAGTAACTCTGCTAATAACCTAGTTTTAAGAGACGCATCTGGTAACTTTGCTGCAGGAACTATTACTGCAAACCTTACTGGTCAGGTATCTGACATCTCAAATCATGACACTGGTGATCTTGCTGAAGGATCTAACCTTTACTTCACTAACGAAAGAGTAGATGATAGAATCAATGCTCTTATCACAGCAAGCACTGGTATTACTAAAGTTTATGATGACACTGCTAATACATATACACTATCCGTAACACAGTCAGATATTAATACTGACAATGTAACTGAGGGATCTTCAAATCTCTTTACTACTGCTGCAAGAACCAGAACTCACTTCACATATGGTAATGGTATTGCACTCGCAGGATCTGGTGAACTATCTGTAACTCAATCTCAAATCAATACTGATAATGTAACAGAGGGATCAACTAATCTGTTCACCACTGCTGCACGAACAAGGACACACTTTACTTACGGAACAGGTATCGAGTTGTCTGGTAGTGGTGGACTTTCTGTTACTCAGGCAGATATCGATACTGATAATGTAACTGAAGGATCAACAAATCTCTTTACAACTGCTGCTAGAACAAGAACTCACTTCACATATGGCACAGGTATTAAACTTACAACTGCTGATCTAGCAATAGACTTTACAGAGTTTGATACTGATAATATTACAGAAGGTTCAAGCAAATTATTCTTTACTAATAGTAGAGCAGACGCAAGAGTTGCTGCTGCAACAGGTGCAAACTTAGATCTATCCAGTAAGTCTACTTCTGATCTTTCTGAAGGAACTAATCAATACTATACAGAAGCAAGAGTTCAAGCAAAACTTGACAATGCATTTGAACAATTAAGTGCAATGTTAAATAACCTTGCTTCAGCAACTACACTTACACTAGGACTTAGTGGAGATCCAACACCAGGTGCAGTTGTTACAACAGGAGTCAGTGTTGGTGGTGGCGGGGGATTCTCCAATGCAACAGCAGTTGCTACATCTGGAGGAACTGGATCTGGATTGACTGTAAATACAACGGTTGATGCTGATGGAAACATTACTGCTGCAGCAGTAAATGCAGGTGGTTCTGACTATCTGATTACTGACACCGTTACAATCACTAATGCTAATGCAGGTAAAGTATTATCACTTAACTTAGCAACATTGGCAGGTGGATCAAACTATGTCACAGGAACTGCTCTAGCAACAACTGGAGGTTCTGGATCAGCAAGTTTGGTGGTAAATATTACTGCATCTGCAGGTGCGATCACTAACGTTGTTATCAACGATGGTGGTACTGGTTATGTTGCAGGTGAGACAATCACTATTGTTCAACCAACTGGTCTTGATGGATCAAATCCAGGATCAAGCGGTACAGTTAATGTTGCTTCCGTAGCAACTAATGCAACTCTAACTCTTACTGACATCACAACGATGGAAGTTGGAGCAACAGTCACTGGTGCTACTTCTGGTACCACAGGTGTTATCACTGCTCTTGGAACTAACCAAGTCACTGTTGACACTGTTGACGGATTCTTCAAGAAAGGAGAAGTCGTCAGTGCTAATGATGTTTCTACTTTGACAATATCCTCATTCAGTTAATAAGTTATGTCAGCAACTAGACCCGCAAGTAAAACAGAACTGAAGAACTATGCTCTTCGTAGACTAGGATATCCTACGATAGATATCAACGTTGCGACTGAACAACTTGATGATTTAGTCGAAGAGGCCATTGACTTTTATCAAGAATACCATTACAATGGTAGTTATAAAACCTTTATGAAAATAGAGGTTACTGATGCAATTAAAACTGCTGCAACAGGATTTACAACTGTATCAGGAACTCCATGGTCTGAGATGGACAACTATGTCGATCTTCCGCCTGGAACTCTAGGAGTGAACCATGTATATTCTCAGATCGGTGCTTCTAGTATCGTACCTGGAAATATTTTTAATATTAAGTATCAAATCTTTTTGAATGATATCTATGCTATGACGCATGGACACATTCTACATTACTTCCTAACTTCACAATATCTTGAAACTCTTGATTGGGTTACTAACTCACAAAGAGATCGTAGAGTAAGATTCAATGAACATCAAGGTAGATTATATCTTGATATGGATTGGGCAGATTTACAAGCAGGTGATTTCATATTAGTTGAAATGTCACTCAGACAAGATCCTGAGACATACACTAATATGTACAATGACAACTGGTTGAAAGATTATGTTGAAGCATTATTCCAACAACAGTGGGGAAGAAACCTAAGTAAGTATGATGGCATTCAAATGCTTGGTGGTGTCACCTTAAATGGTAGACAAATTTTAGAAGATGCTAGTCAGTACAAGACAGATCTTGAAGAAAAACTTCGTACAACATACGAACTTCCACCCTTAGACTTGATAGGATAACATGGCAATTTCTAACACACCTGCTCAAGATTACATCCAGTCTGACTATTCTAATAGTGCTCGTTTTAGAGCAATAGGATCAGCACAAGAACAAAAAACCATTGAAAACCTTATCGTAGAAACCATTGAAATTTATGGGCAAGATATTTACTACGTTCCGAGAACGATTGTCAACAAAGATACAGTCTTTGGAGAAGACTCGGATACAAAATTTGAGAGTGCGAAAGCAATTAGAGCATATGTCAATAATGTTGAAGGATGGGAAGGACAAGGCGAGTTACTTAGCAAATTTGGAGTCCGTATCGAAGACAAGACAACTTTTATATTCTCCCGTGACAAATTTAAAGAACATGTGGACGACTCTACGGTACTCAATGTCGAAGGAAGACCAAACGAAGGGGACTTAATATGGTTTCCAACAACTAAACATTTATTCCAAATCATGTTTGTAGAGGCAGAGAAACCCTTCTACCAACTAGGAAAAGGATATGTATGGGAGTGTCAGTGTGAACTATTCGAGTACAGCGACGAGGAGATCGATACTGGTATTACAGATCTAGATGCTATCGAGACTGCGTTTGCAAATGCGATTACAGTCGGTCTCGTAGCAGGAGGATCTGGTACATTTACAGTAGGTGAAACTATAACTGGTGGCACATCTAATGTCACTGCTGAAGTTAAATCATTTGATGCTTCTACTAGAACTTTGATTGTCATAAATCGTTCTGGTACATTCTCAGTTCCTGAGACTATAACTGGTGGTACATCTAGTGCGTCTTGGACAACTGCTACATATAATACAATACAGAATACCAACTCAGAGTTTGATCAGAATAACGACTTTGAGACTGCCGATAATGACATCATCGATTTCACAGAAACCAACCCATTCGGCACGGTTGGATCTGTTACAGATAGTACAATCTAATGTTAGGAAATTATTCATACCACGAAATATTCAGAAAGACCATTGTTGCTTTTGGTACTCTATTCAATAATATTGAACTGAGAAGACAAGATGAAGTTATGAAAGTACCTCTTGCCTATGGTCCTAAAGATAAGTTTTTAGCACGTTTGGATCAGGTGCCTGATCCTACAAACAAACGGGTACAGATTACTTTACCCCGTATAGGATTTGAGATATCAGGTGTATCTTATGATCCTACTAGAAAAGTAGCACCTACACAAAAAATAAAAATACCAAGCACATCAACAAAGAACAAACAGATGTTCATGCCTGTGCCATATAATATTAGTTTTGAGTTAGCAATCATATCAAAAAATCAGGATGATGGTTTACAAATACTAGAGCAGATATTACCAGTATTTCAACCACATTATAATCTATCAATCAAGTTAGTTCCTTCTATGAATGAGACGAAGGACGTTCCTATTGTCTTACAAAATATTGATTATGAAGATTCTTATGAGGGAGACTTCGCAACAAGAAGAGCAATCATATACACATTACAGTTTACTGCAAAGACATTCCTATACGGACCTGTTACAGAACCAAAAATCATCAAAAAAGCATCTGTCGATTACTATACAAGTACCGATACAGCAAAAGCACCAAGAGAGGTACGTTATCAAACAACACCTACATCCTTACAGGATAGAGATGGAACTGTTGTTACTACTCTTTCTGCTGCTACAGATACAAATGATAATCTAATAGCAGTTGCTGATGCTAGTGGTATCACTAAGTTTGACAGTATTTACATTGACAATGAACTAATCAGAGTACAAAAAATCTCTGGTAATAATCTTACAGTTCTTAGAGCATATGAAGGAACTGCTGCTGCAGCACATACTAATGGTTCTAGTGTATTCTTAGTCAATCAAGCAGACGCAGATCTACTTGATTCATTCGATGACTTTGGTTTCGGTGAACTCAAGGCAGAGTTTACAGATATTAAGAAGAAGAATTTTGTAAGCGGTAATGATGAGGCAATCTAATGAGCGATCCATTTGGCGGTTTAAATGATGCGTTTGGTACAGAACCCTCTGAACTAACAAAGCATGTAGAGAAGGTAAAACCATCTCTTAAAAAATCAGAAACAGAAGATGTAAAAAATGATTACGAGGTATCTCGTGCTCAACTACATAATCTTGTGATGAAAGGACAAGAGGCAGTAGATGGTATATTAGAAGTAGCACAAGCATCTGATCATCCTCGTGCTTATGAGGTGGCAGGGCAACTCATCAAAAATGTGGGAGATGTAGCAGATAAACTTATAGATCTACAAAAGAAAATGAAAGAGTTGGATGATGACGGTAAGCAAGGTCCGACTAATGTTACTAATGCAATGTTTGTTGGTAGCACAACAGATCTACAAAAAATGTTAAAGCAACAAAGAGAGATAAATAAAAAGGACAAGAAATAACACGACACGACAATGCCTGTATTAAAAGTATTAAGTACTAACTCTATTTCTGGATCAGCAACAGAATATCAAGTAGTACAAACAGGATACTATAGAGTGCTTGCAACAGCAGCAGCATCTACAGTATCATTTAATGGTGGACCTGCTATCACACTGGTACAAAATGAAGCAATCCTCCTTAAGTCAGGAGCAAAACCTGGTCAAGCAAAAATTGCAAAAGCAACTGATGCGAGTACTGCAGTTTATACACTCGGAAGTAGTTTAGGATTAGTAAGAGACACACACCCATTCTCAGTTGATGATTTTATAGCAGTAGAAGATAATAGCACAGATCCCGCTATAGATTCCAACTTCTTATCTGCAGGAACAGCAGGTAAAAAAGTTACTGCTGTAACAGGTAGTACTATCACAACTGATATTAACTCTAGCAGTGCATCTGCAGATTACACATATGCAAATGCTAACCCCCAAGCGATTGTAAAACGCTGCGTAAAAATTACTGCAGGTTCTGGTGCAATCATCGTCGAGGAGATCCAAGTAGTCGGAGGTTAAGATGGGAGTCGTTAACCAAAAGGCAGAAAAAATCGTAAAGGCAATGAAACGCAAAAAGAAAAGTTTCAATCGTCTTTACGGTGACGATGCTAAAAGCGTTATGTACGCAACAGCAAACAAACTAGCACAAAAAGAGCAAGTCCACAAAGTCATGTACTACAAAGATTTTATTAAATTAGTCGAAGGTAATCCTACCACAAGAATGCTATCAAAGGCAAAGACAAAGACTACTGGAAATATGTCTGCGGACAGAGGAACTGATGAAAAAGCAAACAGAGCAAAACGTAAGTCTCTTGAAAAAGATTTCAAAAAGAAAGGCATCGGTTACAAGAAAGGTGTTGGTGAATATAAATATTCCTCAGGTGAAGGTACAGGACGTGAGGTGTCATACCAAACGACTCCTGCAAAGGGAATGTCTAAGAGACGTTTCGGCAAAGTTATGCGTCGCCTCGGTAGAAAGCACGGTCAAGAATCAGTGATCACTAAGAAGGCAGGTAAACCTGCTAGACTACATGATACTGAATCTAAACAAGGTAAAGCAAGTAAGTCTTTCACTCTAGGTAAAGCAAAGGCAGGAAAAAATCCTTCTGGTCAAGGAGAAACCTCTGGCACAAAAGTCAGGAAAGGTAAACTAGGTAAAACTAACAAACCCGCAATGCACTATGGCAAGTAATGAACTTATCGAAAAGAACAAAAGTGGTGATAGTTCTCTGCACGACTGGTTTTCTAAGAGTAAGTCTTCTGATGGGAAGCCTGGTTGGGTTCAACTCGGTGGTAAATACGCAGGTAAACCCTGTGCCAAACAACCAGGACAAACCACCAAACCCAAGTGCGGTTCCAGTAAAATGAAACGCAACCTAAATAAAAAAGAAGAGGATGCTGCGTTCAGACGCAAAAACAAAAAAGATCCCAATCCAGATAGAAAAGGAAAGGCAATCAACGTGAAAACAGAATCCACAGAAATTACAATGATATCTCTTGATGAAAAATCAGGCACAAAGGATGCTTGTTATCACAAGGTGAAATCCAGATACTCAGTTTGGCCAAGTGCTTATGCATCAGGTGCACTAGTAAAGTGTAGAAAAGTAGGTGCAAAGAACTGGGGAAACAAATCTAAAAAAGAAGAATACGAAAAGAAAAGTTTTCAAGACTTCATAGACGAAGGACAGAAGTGTTGGAAAGGTTATGAGAAAAAGGGAACCAAAAAAATGTTTGGTAAGACCTATAATAACTGTGTTAAAAAAGAGGAGGTAGAGATAGATGAAGGAGCAGCATGGACAAAAAAGTCGGGTAAGTCCTCCTCAGGTGGACTTAACGAAAAAGGAAGGAAAAGTTACGAAAGAGAAAATCCAGGATCTGACCTTAAAGCACCAAGCAAAAAAGTTGGAAACCCCCGCAGGGCATCCTTCTGTGCTAGAATGAAAGGTATGAAAAAGAAACTAACTTCTAAGAAGACTGCATCAGATCCTGATTCAAGAATAAACAAATCACTTCGTGCATGGAACTGTTAAAAGTTTGTGGTGAATGTAATGCAATATGGTTAGAAGGTCAACTGTACTGGATGACTGGAGAAGCGGGATGCCCACATGACTTAGCAGGTCTTGTGTGTAATGATCTTGATGCTCCAAAATGCATCAATCCATGCAAAGGATCCACTAGTGGAATGTCTTGGAAGAACTGGTTAGAGAGTGAGGATCCCCCACATCTGGGTATCGACATATAAGTATATTTACTTATAAATAATATTGAAAGATACGTTATTACCATGAAAGACTTACCCTTAAGATCATCCTGCATCCTGTTCGGAACGGTTGGATTAATGCTATTAGTTTTACCTAGGATTGCATGGGTATGAGAATATTCAACAGTCTGGTATTAAACTTTACTGTTGCTATATTAGACTTTTTATACAAAGGAAGAGATATACAAAGATTTTGGGTGCTTGAGGAAATTGCTCGTGCACCCTATTTTGCTTTTATGAGTGTGTTACACTTTCGTGAAAGTATGGGTCTTAGAGGACCAGAACATACCTATCTAATGAAGGAACATTTTGAACAGACTTTAAATGAAACAGAACATCTTGAAGAAATGGAATCCCGTGGTGGAAACCAGTATTGGATTGATAGAGCGTTTGCCAGACACTTGGTGTTGCTTTATTACTGGATTATGGTCGTCTATTATGCTATAGATCCAGTGTCAGCATATGATATAAATGAAAAGATTGAATATCATGCAGCACATACATATGAAAAGTACTTGACATATCATCCTGACGATGCTAGGATAGTAGAGATTCGTAACGACGAAGTTCAGCATGCTCAAGAACTTCACGCTGCCATGGAGAAAATCAATGAAATTACGACCTTCCGAACCAAAACCAACCGAGAATCCAGAGCAACTACTGGCACGTTTTGATAAACGTATGAAACAACTAACTGCTAGACAGGATGAGTTACAAGAATCTTTTGATGAGTATATAAAACTAGAACAAGATATCTATAGACTTCAAGGATCTGTAGATGCAGTTACCTATATTTCTACTGGTAAATTACCAGGAGACGGTAACCATGGTGGAATGAAAGATCATAAACCAGAATAAATAATAGCGTAAATGGAGTTGAAACTATCATGTCCCATTATACTGTAGGTTATCACGACCAAGAAAGACATCACTTTGAAATCTGTGAATATGCAGATAACACATTTGATGCAATACAACATGCTAAGGAAGATGTTCCTTTTCTGAAAAATCATCCGATGTATATTGATGAAGTACTATTAGAAAAATAAACTATGTGGAAATTTTTTGAATGGGCATGGGATTTACCATGGGATGAAGGCATTGCCTTAATGATTTGTTTATTTGTATTCTGGTACGGAAAGAAATGGATAGACCAAAAGTTTGGTACTGATTCCTTTAGTAAGAGACAGAAAAGAGAACTTAAACAGATTGTCAAAGAAGCAATCGAAGAAACCCACTAATGGTAGTCTGGAGTGTTGTTATCATGGTTGCAATACTGATCGTAATAGTCTCTTGGTATATCTACTATATACTTAGAATGGCATACAAGGAGATGAACGATGGCAGCGATGGAACCACCAAGTCGAAAGAGTTGTTACAACTTCAGAGTAACGGAGATTAATCGTGTTGTTGACGGAGATACTATTGATGTCACCATTGATCTTGGGTTTGATCTATACAAGAAAGAAAGAGTTAGAGTTGCAGGAGTTGATACGCCAGAAAAAAGGACTCGTGACCTCGAAGAAAAAGCGTTGGGTATTGACGCGACTAACTGGATTAAGGAAAAACTGGAGGGAGCGTTAGATGGAGATGACGAACTTACTATACGAACTGAACTTAAAGGCGGGGTTGGTAAGTATGGTCGCTTGCTTGGTTGGTTATATATTGGTGATGAGGAAATATCACTAAACGAAATGATGATCACCGAGGGATATGCATGGGCATATGATGGTGGAACTAAACAAAAGAACTTCGATGAACTCCGTGAAATTAGACGTAACTTCGGAACTCTGCTCTAGTCTAGCATCGCTGATTAGAACTAAGATTTCAAGGTTGCCACATTTAGAAGAACTCTTTTCAGATTATGATGAGATACATGACAACAATGTATCCATCTATAATAGAATGTGGGATGCTAGAGGTTTAAGGAAGTTACATATAGAAAGAGCAATAACAAGTAAAGGGATCGAGATACTACACTGTGTATTATTTCCAGATCCAGAGTTTCCTATTCCTATTTTTGGATGTGATATAGTAGAAGCAGGTGGTAAAGTAACTGCTGCTATAGTTGATGTATCACCAGTATATGAAGTAGATTATAGTTTAAGTAACTTAAAATATGATTTTAAAAAAGTTAGAAACTTACCAGAGTGGGGTGAGATATTTTCACCTTGGTGTAAGTTTGTAAGATTAGAAGAAGATGAGTATGATAAGTTTTTATTAATGTGCAGTGATTACCTAGAGGTATTTTGCCACATAGTTAGAACTGCAGAAAGAGAAACGGAATGGCAAAAGACCATGAGAAGGTATGATGATCAGTTATGGTACTGTACAGCACAGATGAAAAACAAGAAAACTGAGGCAGTATTATCCCAATGGTTTGATAAATCGTGGGCAACTAAATACATACAGAATGTACTATTTGATAAACCCAAATTATGAGAGAGAAAATGATCGCTGCTCTCCTTGCTCATGCTCAAGGAGATATACAGAAGCACAAAATGAATGTGGAAGTTTACTTAAACAACCCTGT